AGGGAACCGGAAGCGGGGAGCATCCTGCTCCTTTTCTTCGCCCGGACTTTTTTCTTCAGAAGAAACATTCCCCTCAGAAGAACAACCTCCCGATGAAGATTTTTTCTTCGTGTAATCCAGATTTCTGTTCTGGATTCCTATAAGCCGCCCATCGGTATCGAAGTAAGGAATCTGCAGCCAGTTGATGCCCTTCTTATCCGTCCATGATGTCAGTCGGCACCAGTTCACCACTCTCCAGTCAATCTTCCTCTCCTCGAAGAGAAATCTCCGAGCTGCCTGATTGAGCCAGGGATGTTCGAAGAACCTAGCATACCTGCTTGCATCGAAGGAAGATTTCTCCGAATTATTACCCGAAGAAGAATCACCGGATGAAGAGCCCCCAAAGGAAGAGTTTTTCTCCGAAGAAGAATCCTCCTCCAGCTGAATCTGATGTTCCCCAGCGAGCCATCGGCAAGCCGCCGGAAAATCCTTCCCCAGGTATCGCATCACCAGGTCGATGGTGCCGATGGAACTCCTCATGCAGACATAACATCTGCAGCTGTTCTTGGTCTTGTTGAACGTGAGGCTGGCGTGGTGGTCGTCATGGAAGGGGCAGAGCGCCTTATGGTGCTCCACCTTCATTCCCATCTCTTTCGCGACCTTCTCTATCGGAAGTTCGCGCAGTTTCTGTATCTCATATTTCTCCATTCATTTTTCTTTTTATAGAATTATGTTTATTTCTTCTCCTTCGCCTCCGGCGTGCCCGTAAGATACTCCTGCGTCTTCGTGTAAAGCCCCGTCTGGCTGCAATAGGTGATGAACTTGCGATGCACCCACTTGTAAAGTTGGTTTTTCGTGCCCTCCTTTGTCTTTCCCTGCGAAATGCGGAGTGCTTCAAGCTGCGCCTCGTTAAATGGATTAGGCAGATTATCGAGCAGATTCTTCGGCCCTCTTCTCTGAGCCTCGCTCACCGAGTCGGCATCCTGGTTCAGCAAATCTGAGAAAAGCTGCGCCTTGCTCCAAAGATCGTGATACACCAGCCACTCCACCAGCTCGCCCATCGACTTCGTCCAAGTCTGGTTATTCAGCACCCAGAGCAGGCAACCCGCCTTCCATGCCGATACGATGGAACGCTTCGAAATGTCCCAAAATACATCGTCGTCAGTTAAATCGGCAAGTGTAGCCATGTCTTGAGCCAGCTGGTCAGTAAGTTTATTCAGCGGCTTGATGATGAACCTGCCCTTGCAGATGCTTAGCTTCACAATATACTCATCCAGCTTCTTATAGAAAGCCTCATCATATTTTCCCTGTCTCGGAATTCTGCCGTCACGTCCCATTCTCGCCTTATACGAGAACACCATTCGCCCGAATGTACCATTGAAGAGCTCGTTCTTATAGAACTTGCGGGTTGCATACGGAGTGGAGGAGATGGTGAGGTTGGCACGGAGCACCGGATTACCGGTCACGCCATCGGCTGTAGCTCTTAATGCTCCCGAGCGCTGGCGGTCGTAGATATTGCGCAGCATCTGCGAAATCTGCTTGTGCCCGCCGCACATCCTGTCGGCCATCTCCACCTCGGGCAGATTGAGGTATTGCGTTCTTTCGCCCAGGTTCTCGCATCCCATGGCGTTCAGAATAAAGGCCGCATTGGTTACATCGGCAGGTGGAAACCAGAAACTCACGTCGGGTCTTACAGGCTTTTCCTTGTTTGCCGACTTGGATTTTATCTGTTTTTGCCACTCCACGAGCTTCTCCAATTCCTTTTCATCGTGTTCTCGGAAGTTTCGGCAGATGGCTTCCACTAAGTTTCCCAATTGTCCTTTATTGCAGCCAGAATCGGCAACGAGATTGGCCATCATGCCACATGATTCCTTCCAACTGAGGTCGGGATACTGAAATTCCGTGCCGCTGACCTGCGCTCCAAGAATAGGGAAGAGCATCGGAACAAGGGGTTCGTGCATGTCTTTTGATACCTGAGAGAGCAAAAGTTGCACACATTCGGTGCCTTTTCCCAGTTTGGGCATCTTCGGAGCGGCGTTTTTTGTAATGTCGTACTTCAATTTTGTTTTGTTCATTTTTCGATAATTGTTTGATAATGAGCTTTTTAGAGGAAGTGGGGATTTGGGGAATCTTCCAATTCCAGTTCTTCCAATTAATTTTTTGAGGGTTTCCTTTCTCTTCTTTTTATATATAACTATCTATATATTAATTAGTTATAGAATCTATAAAAAGAGGTTTTGTCTTGAAATACCCTTTTTGGAATATTGGAAGAACTGGAATATTGGAAGATTTTGTTCTTCTTGTTTCTCTTATTCCTCTTCTTCTAGAAAGCCCTAATCCTTTAGTTTATCTCTTCAGCTGATACTCAACGATGGCATCTCGTGCTATCTCAGCCTCGGCAGCAATAGCCTCGCTGATGTTCACACCCTCATCGCAGTAAACCTTCAGGGTGAGCTGGATGGCACCATCCTTGGTCTTCGACACCCTGCCGTGCGCCAGCTTCCTGATCAGCAGCGACTGCGTCTTGAGCTGCGGTTTCGGAACGAATTCGAAGGAGCCGTCATTCAACTGCTGTGCAACGCCGAGACGGTGGAAGCGTGGCATGCTGCCCACCACAGGCTCATCGGGGGCAAACAGAAAATAATGAGTATCATCGTAGTAAGCCATGCCGCTCTTCTGAGTGTGCTGGCAGTTCATCAACTTGTGGATGTCATTAAAATCCTTTTTCATAATCGAATGAATTTTAAGAGTAAAGAAAGCGAGAAACGTAGCGCTACTTTATCTCCGGAGATTCCTTCACTCACTCCACCCGGTTAATAATTAAAAAAACTAATTCAAGTAATCTTGAATCAATGAAACAGATTGTGAGTTGTCCGTTCTCACTCTTTGACTCAGTACAGCGAAGGCCTCGCCCTGCTGCACCACGTGCATCAATTTTGTATGTATAATCTTAATAAAGCAAGACCTAACCTTCCTTTAAGGTTCTTTAGTTTGTGGCTCCAATCTTGCTGAAAGCTGATGCAAAGTTAAGGCGAAAAATCCGTGTGGGTGCAAAAAAAATCGTTTAAAATCATTGAATTTCAGCGTTTTCGGAGTCATTCGGAATCATTCGGAATCAATCGGAATAAAATCAAGGAATCAATCTGAACCAGGAAAACGCAAAAAGCGGCAACCACTATCCTTTTGTCGGATAATCGTTGCCGTTTTCTATAGCGTATTTAGTTTTCAGGAAACAACAAATTATAGTTTTTCCGTTGTCATTGCTTTATAGATAGCATCTCCAATTGTTTTATCAATTTCCTTCCATTGAATATGTTTTGGTGGGAGCGGAAGTACTTTTTTGTTTTTTTTCTTGGTTCCGTGCAATTTTCTGTTCATTCCATCTGCCATATTTTTTATGGCTTTTTCATCGCTATACTTTATCACTCCAATTCCAATCAGTGCACGGATAAAATCAATACACTTTGTTCCTGGGCGAATTGCTTTTACTTCTATGCCAATAGCCATTAGCAAGGCCACCTGTACATTGGTTGTCAAGTCAATCACCGAAGCCGCTTTCACAATTTGCTTTCTTGAATTCATCACAACCTTATTGGTTAAAGTAAATTTTGGCTCCATTACTTTAACTATGGCTTCTGTACAATTTTGTGGAATGACTGCATTATCAGAAGTAACTTCTATATTGTCTGTTGTTTCCATCGTAAACCATTCATCAGGATATTCTATTTCCAGCCAATATTTTTTGCATTCTCCCATGAGTATATCGTTGATAATAGCAATTTTATCAAGAGTGAAAAAGAAATCTCGTTCTTCTTTTTCTGTGAAATCATTTCGGTGGCGCATGAAATAATGTGCAACATGCTTGATCCCATCTTTGTATTCCATCCATTGTATCCAATGTTTACCGAGATTTGTTTCACTGAATTTTTGGATAAGATTGTTGCGTTCTTTTTGCATTTCTACAAAATTTAACGGCGAAGGATATTCTTCCAGCATTAATTTTATTTCAGACAAAGACTCCTCATACGACATAAATAAACGAAAGAGAAAGGCCTTTAACTCACTCCCGTTTGGACAATCGTTGCTTTTAGGAAGAACTGCAATCAATTCTTTAAGTTCGAAGTTAAATGTTGAAATCTGCTCTTCTAGGATAAGATCTACGATTGTAGAAATACTCTCTTCGACTGGATTATACATGAATGAAATACCATTTTCTGGCTCTTCAAGATGCTCGAAATCTTCTGTATATTTATCAAACGCTTCTTTATTCATCATCTCCTTTAGTAAAGCATAATCAGTTGAGTTTTTAATGACTTCTTTAATACTTTGCCAATTTACCGCCTTTTGTGTAAAACGATAATTATCATTTAGCAGATATTGATTATAGTCAATATTTTTGCAGCGAGGACAGATGTATGAAATGAGCTGACAGTCATTTTTAAGTTTTGCTTTAATAGTCCATATTCGTCTAATAAACATGTATAGAGTAGGAATGATGTCTACGCTTTCGTTTAGAGTGTAAAACCAGTCCTGCAGATTTTTGAGTTGTCTCAAATCCTCTTCGGTAACAGCTAAAAGTTTTTCTTCATAACCATCCTCCTCTGTTATAAAACATTTGCAACGGCAAAACGTTTCATACTTCTGTTCATAAGTTCGAATTTCGTTAGTTTCAAATCCGAAATGACCATAACAAGCATCACAGAACTCCTTCCAATAGGTTTGGTGGAGTTCTGCAACGCCAAAAATCTTTAATTGTGCTTTTGAAAGTGGTTCAAAATTACTCATGAGTGTGTATAACTTTAATTAGTTTTCCTACAATTCGAGGATTGTCAGTTGCTGTAAGAACAATGTCTTCAAAAATAGGATTTAGTGAATGCAAAATAACATTATTGTCTTCTGGGTATTCCGGAAACAAAGTTGGTGTATAATGAAACTCTTTTATAACATGTTGACAGAAGACATTATTACTTTCTATAAGCATAATCTCACCATTCTCTGTTGAATTCGTATAAGTGAACACGCAAAGGTCACCATCGTGGATGCGAGGTTCCATGGAAGCTCCCTCGGCATGTACAATGAACATCTCCTTATTAGGTGTGATCTCAAACTTCTTTACATTTACCCATCCTTCTATCTCATTTGTGTCATCATGATTAAATGCACCACAAGCTGCACGGATGGAGTATAGAGGCAGGTAAGATTTATACTGAGAAGATTTACTGACGTCAGGTTTGATGACAAGTTTTGGCTCGGGCTTACTATTTGGTTCATAGAATATCCGATGCATAGGAACCTTCTCTATTTCACATTGCTTGAGAATTACATTTAAAAAATGTAGGCAACTAGAACTTCTTCTTTTTTGCGTACTTTCCGATAACTCAGGCATAAAGAAACGAATATTTACATCATGCTTGGTTGCTTCAGCAAGAACAATGTGAAAGAATGGGTTTCTAAGTAACGTTCGTGCAGATAGATATTGACGCATTTCTTCATCAATTCTAGGATAAATATGTCCCAAACAAGTGAGAAACCATTTTTTTCCGCAACATTGAGTTAGTCCATGAAAAGAAGCACCTTTCACATGGTTCTCGCCAAATTTAAAATAGGCTCCATCCTTGCGCTCTTTACCATCTGTAAACAGTTGAACGCCTAATTGGAGACAGTCCATACCAGGGTCATTATGATCATTCAGTATTTTACATACACCTAAAGTCGAAGCTTCATAATTGCTTATTTGAGGGATTTCCGATGAACCAATTGACTTTACGCAATATGTAGATGCAACATAGTCTATGAACTGTGAATAAGGAGTTGCTAATAGAGACAGGACATAGTTTTCTACCTCCTCTTCTGGAAAAGAGTAGTTATAGTCAAACATAGCCTCGTTTATTCTACTTTCGTAGCCTTTATCGAAAAAATCATCAATCAGCTTGTTCATCTGCAAACAGTTTACCTAATCTTGTAATTATTTTCTGCATTTCGAATTTAAACTCATCATTATTATCCATCAGATTAACGATGAATTCCTTGTCTTTCAATTGTTCTCTGAACTTCACAGCTGTATTCATAGCATGTTTTATTTTGTCTTGCTCTGAAACTTTTGCAACTGCAGTATCGAGAGATTCCGTTCCTTGTAAATAATCAGAAAGAGCTGCGTTAGCTTCAGCATTATTAGCAGAGGCTAATTTGGCAATTTTTCTCAAGTCTGATGCATTATCAATATTGCCATTTTTTATTTTTTTGCAAAGATTGTCTATCAGGTTTAACTCTGGTATTTTATCATTTTTCTCAGGAATACTTTTATTTTTAAGCATTTCAAAGTAATAACTCCATTTTGATTGCTCTGTATCTTCATTTGAAATCATAGTTTCATAAACCTTTACATACAATCTTGCTTTAGCTGGTGTTAGACCACATTCCTTGCAGATTGCTTCTATTGGTTTTTTTGATTTTTGTAAATGTCTAAAAAGATAACCAGCTTGTTCAAATGGCGTCCACTCTGTAACACCATTCATGTGAATAGAGCCAATAAGTGCAAATACGAGATCATCAGAAAGATCATCAGGAAGTACGTTGCAACGTATTTTTGCCCAAGTCAACTTATCTGTGCGACAGAGTAACCGATATGCTGCAAGGCGGCTGTTCCCCTCAATAACAATATTTTTTCTTACAAATATTGGGTGAGTTAAACCACCATTAGCTTTGATAGAATAGCGTAGTTCCTTTACGTTAGCACACTTTTGAATCATAATGTCTTCTATCTCTTTTTGAGTAGGCTCTTCTCCACCAGTATGCATTCTTAAAATCGAATACACACGAGGGTTTTCAGCCCAAAAAAGGAGATCGTCAACTTTCAATTCTTTTTCTTTGTACTCTATGATTTCATTTTGAATATTTATCTTTCCCATTTACTTTATCTTTTTCTAAATTTAATATTTGTTTTACCATATCGCCAAAACTATAATCTGCTACATCTTGATATTCCTTGAGCGTAATGTCTCCTTGGGCCAAGAATGCTGCATTTTGTTTGGCTTTGAGTAGTTTATCTATCCACACATCAATACTATCAATAATGAGTAAATTGTAGATATTACATTGCTTCTTTTGTGAAATTCTATGAATGCGATCTTGCGCTTGAAGATAATCATCAAGATTAAAACCTCGATCATAGAAAACACAATTGTTTGCTACTGTTAAGGTCAAACCTTCTTTAGCAGATTGTGGTGTTGCAAAAAGAATTTTAGCTTCACCATGTTTAAAGCTATCTACGGATCGACCTCTATCTTCTACTGCCATTTTACCTGTTATTTTAACAGCACCATATTGCTTATATTTACGGCAGAATAGATCTATATTTTCTGTAAAACTAGACCAAACTATGACTTTCTCATTTCTTTGTATGATGTCATGAATTAAGTCATCAAGTATCTGCTCTTTACCAGAAATACTATCATAATGATCATCCAATAGTCGTGGGTTTGATGCAACTTGAACCAGTCTCAATAATCTCTTAAGTGAGTCTTGTGACTCATCAAGTATAGAGGAATCTCCACGATGAATAGTTGTAGTCATTTCTTTTTGCACTTCTTCATACATTCTGCGTTGCTCATCCTCAAAGTCAGAATAGCACGTAACGTATTTTTTTGATGGAAGTGAAATGATTCCACTATTTTTTGTTTCTCGAACAGAAAACGATTTTATTTTCTCAAAGATGTGAGAAACACAATCTTCAAATAGAGTACGTTTTTTATCGTTATGCCCTAGTGAATTAGTAAGATTTGTTTCCAACTTGAATGCACTAAAGTCTGTTCCTAAACTTTCGCCTTTATCTAAGAAGAATATTTGAGCCCAGAGATCATAAGGACGATTGGCAACAGGTGTCCCCGTCATAATGACTCGAATCTTAAATAGAGGAGCTAAGGCAAAAAAGTCTTGAGTCAGTTTTGACTCAGGATTTTTTATCTTAGTTGATTCATCAATAATGATTGCAACATTCCTTGTTTTTAGAAATAGAGCCATTCTTTCATTTTCTCCTGATACAGTTTCGAAGTTGGTTATAACCACCTCAGCACGACTGTTAAAGACAAAGAAATTTGCTCGTTTGTTGTTGTCAAGAACTTTGGGATGCAAATTGGTGTGTATTCCAAATTCTTCAACCCAATTCTTAACTAGAGTTTTCTTTGTAACAATCAATACCGTATCAATCTCACGATTTTGCAACCAATATAGTAAAAGGTCAATGGCAATCTTTGTCTTACCAAGTCCTTGTTCATGAAATATGGCTGCGTAGTCTTTGTCCTTGATCTCATTAAAAGCCTCGTGCTGATAAGGAAAAGCCTCAAGTTTGGCACTATAGTCATAATGAGTTTTTTGTACGAGTTTCTTCATTTTAGCACTTCTCCTTTTTTATATGGATCAACAGTATGAAACGTAATTCCGGGAACATCATTTCGTTTTCTGAAACGGCGTATAAAGTTGCGGATACTAGGGTAGGCTGCCATAGATCCCGACATAACAATGTGTCGCTTTTTATCGTATAATCTTGCCTCTTTAACGTATGATGCAAATTGCGCTAGCGTGTGATTATTGTTAATGTCATTATCTGTTTTTGCTTCCCCAATAATAATCATAGAAGGTGTATTCACATAAATATCTGCCCTAAAGCCGTCGATGGATTTTGGGGGAAGCATAGAAGCATCTCCTAAATCTGCAGCAATTTGGCTATCTGACACACCAAATACCCGTTTGATGTAATCAATTGCATTTTGGACGTATTCTTTATGTGCTTGTGACTCCATGTTAATTCTCGAATCTGCGTATATTATCTATCATTTCTTGGAGCATATCTGACAAGGCCCAAATTGCATCCCGTTTTTTTGCGCAAGACTGCTCTGTAGCTAGAGCTTTAACTTCGCTAAACTTCATGTCATCAAAGCGGGCGATCAATTCATTGCAAAGTACTTCATAAGGAACCTTATCTAAATCCTTAGGTGCTTGAGCAGTATTCTCAACGGCCAAAACCTTTTCTGCTTCAGTCAGATTCTTCTTTAAGAACATAGCTTTAGCTTTGTCACATTTTAATACATCTGGCAATTTACGAACACTAAGAGCCTTATCGATGTTAGCCTCTGCAACCCATTCTGCATAGTCTACTATAGTATAACCCGCGTTAGCGACAGCATTCTTGATTCTTGGATTCTGATACTCCATGAATTTTGAAAATTCACGTGTTTCAAAATCTAAATCATTACTTTCAATATACTCCTTATAGGCACCTTGCATACATTTATATGCTTCAATGGACTTTGTTATTTCATTACTGTTGCCGCCACAAAGTGAAATAATTTGAGACATTGGAAGATATTCTACTTCGCTTAGCTGAAAGAGATACTTTGCTTTAGAATATGGATCCCAGTCACGTGGACCTACCAAATGCGATTGAAGACGAATAGAGTGTATTTCGTATTCAGTCATTTGTTCATAAAGCAAAGCTGGTATTTTTGCCCATGTTCCATCTGGATTTGATTCATTGAACTCCTTGTAAATCTGCAGACGAGTATTTCCCTCAATAACAACCATTTCATCATTTGAGGTATGATTAACTACAATAGGATGTATGATACCCTTACTCACACGAATAGATTCGCGGAGTGTACGATAAGAGGTAGTTGCATCACCTGTACCTGAGTCTGATAACGCTAGTGATATTTGTTCGCTAGTTGGTTCGCCCACATAGTTCTCTAGGAACTGCTTAATTCTTGGGTTCTGACTATCCAGCTTTACTTGCCCGATGTCAAGAGTTGTAAATTTTGGCGCATTCATAACTTTCTATTTTTGAACGTATCTTTTAAATCCTCAAATCTGAGATCATAATATTTTTTTGCAATTTCAGGATATTCCTCTTCAAACTCAATCATGGCACGATAGCATGCACAGAATGTGGGCTTGGGCGTGAATCCTTTAGGAAATTTCAACCTACTAGGATATTTGCCATTCTTTACAGGTTGTTGTATTCCTTGATGATATTCTTCGTTTCGGATGCAAAATTGCCGGAAACTCATTTTTTTAAAGAAACTAGGTTGATTACACCATCGTGCCAACTGAGTATAGAGTGTTTTATATTGACTCTTTTTATAATCCTCAAAACGCATGATGTATGGTAGGCAACCATATTCCATGAGTATTTTAATACGCCAAAAAGCTCCTTCTATGTCTTGATAATCTAAACCATCAAAGGCAACAAGAACATAAAGCTTCGTTTCCTTTGTGACGTATTTTTTCCAGATTTCTAATCCTCTGATAGTCTGTTCTACTTGTTTCCACTCATGTGCATCGTCTTTGCGGTAGTGATCAAAAGCGAAGATATAATCTCCGTAATACTTAACGCCAGCAAAGAGTTTTGCTTTTTCATCTGTCATTAAGCGAATATCCATGCCCTGCCTAAATTGAAAAGGCTTTCCTGTTGCCTGCAAATCTTCCATTACTTTTTTGAAAACTTTAGCAGGCGCAGCCATAATGTTATCATCCCATAGGTAAATTCTAGGTCGCTTTGGATCCATGAATTCAGATACAGGAGACCAAGGGACTACTTTCTTTAACTCTCGATTCACGCAGAATGCACATTGTCGGATGCAGCCACGAGTCGTGAAACCTATGGAATAGCTAACATAGTCATCGAACCTTCGCTTTATTAATTTAGGATCTCCACCAGTTTGTTTTTGTATGTACTCATCATATAGAGTATAGTCAGGGTGGTGATGTTCAACTTCATGAGGAAGATTGGGCAATTGTTTAACATCATCTTCAAATTCAGCAAGGAATCCCGTTCCTCCGTAAAAAATGAAATGATTTTTTATAAGAAAATCAATCACTTTAGGTCGTTTGGTGAATTTAAATACTTGAGCTAAACAAAGCACGTCGTAATCACAACTATCAGGGAAGAATGGAAGTTGAATATCCAGTTCATTGTAGTCACAAATGAGACGTACCTCATGCCCAAGTGATTTGCAGTATCCTGCTATCTTTTCGAGCGCAAGATTCGGATGGCGTGTTCCATGATCAAGTAGGTCTGCATCTATGATACCCACTTTTAGCCGTTTTCCTAGAGCCTTTAGAACTTTAGGATTGAAACCTTTGTTATCGGCAAGTACACGTAGCATTCGTTTCTGTTGTTTCATTACATTTTTATTTAATGGTCTATATTCTTCACAAAATGATCACTTTAGTAATTCAGATATTGTGTTGTTTCAGACCTTATGTTTAATTTACGCAGTTAATGCGTTTTAAGACTACAAAATTACAAAATAATTGTGAAATATCAACGATCTATTAAGAATATTAACATAAAAAATAAACAAAATATTCCATATGCTTCTAAAAAATATATTTCTTGTATAATCCGCAAAACGAAATGTTACCGTTTCACAAAACGAAATGTTCCGAAACGCAAAACGAAGCGTCTTCGTTATAGATGTCCTCCTGAACCATACTCAAATAGCGTTAGAACGGATTTCTTTTCCTATTCTAACGCTATTATATTAGAAAACCAACAAATAAACACTAGCATATGATGTAAAAACATCAAAGAAACCTGCTACCTCAGCCCGATCTCGTATTATGATACGTTTAGAGTTCTCTTGCAAGAACTTCTTGGGCTATCTGCTTAGCTTGTATTCTCCAGGCCTGATAAGCATCGAACTCTGCTTCGTGGCTCTTATCTCCATCTCCTCGATTGGCCAAGATTGCCTCTACCTGATTCTGGCTGTATTTGGTTCGTACCAACCTGCCGTGAAATCACCGTAAGTAGCAGACTTTGCCTTAATCTTGGTAGAACCATCGGCTTCATCACCTTCGTAACTGAGGCGGTTTTACCCGAATCTGAGCTTCAGATTTTGTATCTGAAGTACCGGAAGTCTCGGGATGATAGTTTTCTACTTTCTGCTCACCAATGTAAAGCAGGAAATGGTCATCGTCAAATTTGACGAAACTTTTGCGAGATAAATATACCTTTTTCATCGTTAAGTAAATTTATAAAACTTCTTTTTAAACTTGTTGTGAAGTTCTGCGACCACGGTGGAGAATGGAAGTTCATCACGACAGAAGTCATTTAGGGCTTGATCTATGAGAATCTTGGAACCTGTATATAGATAGTGCTCTACCGCTTGCCAGACCTCGCTTTCTCCCTCAAAATGGTCGATGATACGATAGCGAAGTGATAGACGCTTCTTAGGTATCTCTTTGCTGACCATATGAGTGCTGCCATCTGCAGCGGTCTCTTCTACCTGTACGACCTCTTTTTCTATGACAGAGTCGTCAACCTTGTAATCAATCACCTGGATGAGAAATTTGTTCTCATCCTGACCCTCACGGCAGATAATGTCCTCGATGGATTGCTGCTGTGATTTTTCCATTCCCTCGAAAGGCACACGAGATTTGCGAGCCTTAACGAGTTTTCCGAATCTTTCCATACCGATTTTTTTATATAAGTTTTTTGAATTGGCGTGAATTCCTAACCCAAGGCGTGAAGCTGCCTTGAGTTCTATTTGTCTCTGTGTAAACCCATGTTTGCGAAGATTAGCCACCTGCTTGCAGAGATCATGTTTAAACCGTTTTCGCAAGAGCGCATGGTCGGCATAGATGACCTGTCCACAAAAATCTATACCATCGCAAGTTCGATGGATTCCCCACGACTTGTTTATTGAGAGATGCCAATCACGAGCTAGGTGCATGACAGCTAACTCCGCCATCAGACGCAGGAAAACTTTGTCTTCATGGAGAATATAGATGTTATCCATGAAACGATAATAATGATGGAGCCCATGACGGCAGAACTTTTCGAAACGCTCATTAAGAAAGCTGACCCCCCCACATAGTAGTTGAGCCTGTTGCTGAGTGCGACAGGTAACAAGCATGTCGCTCACATAGCGAGCTTGCCAATAGTGGAATTTTTCAGGGTCGTCGATGATATCGAAGCATCTGAGTGCCAGATAGTCGAACCGGGCGAGAAAGAGCTGCCCCAGTAGCTGGGCTAGTTTTACTCCAAGTACGATTCCTGGGTTGAACGAGTCAACTACCTCATCTATAAAGGAGAGGAGCTTTCTGTCTTTAATCTTGCGGCGATATTCACTCTTGAGCAAGTTGTGATCTATACACTGAAAATAGTGGTGAATATCCATCGGAAGGCAATAAAATGTATCTTGCTGTGGAGAGTTGAATATATCTCTCTTAATAAGATTGTAGAAATAATGAGTACCCTTCCCCTTAGAGCCTGCAGGGCAATGGTAGTAGATGGTGTTACGTATATTATCCTCTACAGGATTGAGGGCTGCGTGTTGCATGACATGATCTATGACTGGCAACTTGTTAACCTGGCGATGCTTCGGGTATTCTATATCCTTAGATACATATCCTGATGTATGCCAAGTCTGGGCTGCGTATGCTTCAAGCATACGCTCTATGTTATGATCTAGATTGGCATCAAATTTCTGCACACCCTTGCGAGACATCTTTTGTCGGGCATAATTATAGAAAGCCCGACGAAAGTTGTCATTTGTCTCGACTTGTGGAGAAATGTTACCAAATCTTTTCATAAGCGGTGTAATGTCTGTGTAATTGTGTGAAACTGTGTAATGTCTGTTGTCTGCTATTTTTATCCTATAACCTTCGACCGGATGACCCTATTGTCATCATCTACCAGCTAGATGAACTATGTGTATGTTTCGCCATGGGGCGAGGTCTGACCCTGTTGTCTCGAACGGAGAGCAAACACCCCGTATTGAGATATGTTAAAGTTGAGAGCGGCGCCGTAGTTCACGTTGGCATTCGAGACATCATTGTTATCGTTGAGCGTCGAAAGACCGCATTGACCACCATTGTTAACACTACCACCACGAAGGCAGAGACGGAAACCAGCACCTAGGGTCACAACCTGGTATTATTATGAATACCGCTGCAAAGATACTAAAAATAATCGGTATGGAAGTATGTCAAAGAACTTTTTTCTAAAATTTTTTATCGCCGACCGCCAAAGGCGGTTATTGAAGCGAGCAGAGCTCGCTGGGTGCTTCGCTTCGCCGTGTGTACTCAGGTCTCTTATGTACACCCAGTAAACTCATGAAATCTTTAGGCCGCCACGTACACTGGTTCGACTGGCCACTCCTCTACTGCTTCGCAGAGAGCGGCGCCGCAGTTCACGTGGGCAAAAGAGACATCATAGTAATCGTGGAGCGCCGAAAGACCGCATCGACCACCATGGCTAACACTACCACCACGAGGCAGAGACGGAAACCGCTTGTTGCGCCGGACGTATTCCAATAATAAGCACACCAGTAGGTAGTCTGGCTGCCTCCGACGGCCGTTGGAAAATTCTCCAGGTTGTCCATGGAGAGCATGGTTGCCCATCCTTCGCCTCTTTTGATGGATGTGCTGTAGGCAATCATTCCTGTGGCATTACCGACAGTCCATGAACCATAGATGGAAGGTGCTACAAGGTGGGTGACTGTCGTATCTTCGTTGACCCTTACGAACTCATCATCCATATGATACCAGAGATGACCGTAAGAGTTTTTAAGGCCGAAGAAGGAGTTGACCTTGGCCGCATACCAGGTAGAGTCGTCATCGTTGAGTATATTGACGGTAGTCTCTCCGCAGCTATCGCCCAGGTCGAGACCGGCATCCATCGGGACGAGCGGGCGGCAGCCGTTGTAGCTATCCCACGCACTCCAGTCTTTTTGTGTCACGCCAGGACCAAGACCACCCTGATAGAGTCCGTTTGCATCTCGCTCTGTGTTGACTGCCGCCTGTGCGTAGTGGGTGCCGAAGATAACCCCGAAGAGCGCAGCGGTCACGGCGAAGTGGCGCATCGAGGAACAGAGCCACCCCGTGCCGTTCTTTCTGGCCGCAGCTCGCCAGTACTCTGTGTTTTGGTTGCAGGCTGGCTTGCCGAGGAACGAGCGGTTGGTGTTGTCGAGGGTGGCATCGTTATTGCCACCTCTGTAGTCTGCGTCTGTATTAAGGAGCTAACCAGACGACCTGTGCTGCGCTCTAAAGTGGCATGGCCAGATGCAGAACGTGATCCGATAGGGATTGTGTAGTTATATTCACCTTTGATTGGAGTAAGTCCAACCTTCATATAGAACAAGCGGCCTACGGTCTTGAATACCAGATAGAACTTACGGTTCCATCCCCACTGGTAATGTCCCTCTGATCCGTCTAACTTTGCAGCCTCTCCTGTGGCATATTTGTGATGATCTTTGGAGTCGAGTTTTCGGCGGCTATGGTCATTCTTGACCAGGTAGCAACCGAGACCAAGCTGACTTGGCAGCTCTCTCAAGAGCTCAAGCGATCCCACATAGGTTGCTGCCTGAGGGGTTGCGTTGTCTAGATTCCAGACACGCCCGCACCAAAGATTCTGTCCCATATCTACAGCGTCTTTGAGCGACATCTGCTGTGCCGTGCCCGTCTTTCTATCGTAGACCTCAATCTGTTTGTCTGTCGAGGAAGTGTCGGCAGCAGGGAGGTCTGCCACCTGCTGCGCCCCGTCGAAGGCTGCGATGATAGCCTTGACCTTAGCCTCTTCTTCTGATGTTAATGCCATAATTAAACTGTATTTAATTGATTAAACAATGTGATTTAAATGATGCGTAATGATGAGCCCACCTTGCGTAGCTTTCCCGATGCCGACAGGCGAAGGCGTGGCTGGTGTATAGTGATGCTCACCTCTTGCCAAAGCGGTGTGTTGGCTGTGGGGATGACCCAGAACTTGGTCGTGCCCTCGCCCTTGACGATGAGGTTGCCGCTTGGGTCTGCCACCAGCGAGTCGCCCTCGGCACGCTGGAAGAGCACGCTCTGAGGGAGGTAGCTCGGTATGAGTTGGGCTGTGATGCGCTGTGCCACCTTGTTGCGTAGGCTTATCTCCGGGAGATAGGTCAGGTTCATACGCGATGGTGCGATGAAGCCTGTGGCTATCTGACCTGCCAATCCATCCATTTGTGCAATCTTGGCATCGGCTCGTTTGGCGGCAGCATCTGCCTCTGTAGCCTTTGTCTCTGCTAGAGCTGCTTGTGCTGCTGCAGCTGTAGCCTGCTCTTGTGCAGTATTTGCTGCACTCTGAGCGAGATTTGCTGCCTTGTTGGCATCGTCGGATGCACTCTGTGCCTTGATGGTTGGTGTCTTATCGAGCCATCTGCGCCATTTGGTGTTTGTATCCGAAGGAGTTGTTGTGTTACCATCCTCCAGTGACGCATAGACTCCTGTAGATATATGAACTATATCCCTTCATCGTAGCCCCTAACAGTCTGTCCATCCTCTTCATATGAGTAGTCTGACTTCCAGGTGCCTTGATCGGTGAAGGCGACATTGCCAACAACTATGATATTTGTATTATCTGCCATATTTATTAAACTTTAATGACTAACTTGTTTCTGCGCTTGACAACATGTTCTGCGACATGGCTTCCGTAATCAATCATAAGTAACTTGTTACGATGCTGGCGGAATGACGGATACATAGCGCCGCCTCGAGCAATGACACCCGTATCGACATATTCATGCTTGGAGAGGTCCCATTGCCACCAGTTTCCGTTGCTTCCCATTTTGGGTGGATGATCGTTCATTTCCTTAGCGAGGTCGGTCTGCGTCTTTGAGTTGTTAATGGCGGCAGAGGTATCCTGCTGCCGCTTGGTTTCTGCCGTCTTGCGTGCCACCTCATTGCTGTTGCGAGTAGTTTCGGCGTTCTGACGTGCGGTTTCGTTGCTGTTACGAGCACTTTCGGCCTTCACTCGGTCAGCTTCGCCCTGCGTCACCTTAGTGTAAGCTGCGGCAAGAGCTTCCAGGTCTGGGTCTATGTCGGTATAAGCTACTACCTGAGACCATGTTTTGCCATTGTCATAGCTCACCTCGATACCCATCGTACCGCCACGGAACTGAGGGTCTTTCCCTCGCTACTACACCGAGATCTTCGCCGCCTATCTCCCAATGGCCGTTGTTATTGATTACTGGCTTAATACCTGCGGTCAGGTAAGCCCTTGCGAACTCGGCAGGTATCTTAACCTGCGAGCCGCTAGCCATGTAAATCCAGAAGAAGTCGGTACTCACTACTAGGCGTGATGCCGTATTCAGCTGGCTGGCTACGTCGTTGATGTTTACTGCTGCCATAACTATTCTGGTTTTATCTGCTTCATAACTCCCTCGCATGCAGCCGGGGTAAGCAGTTGCTCGGCTACACGACTGATGATTTCCTTCTCGCTATCGTCAATCTCCACCTCGCCCTGCGTTTCGTAGAGTTTATGTGCGAGCACGGAGCAAGCTAATCCCTGCCCGCGCTCATAGATGACGTTAGCTATCTCCTTGCGCATATCTATTACTGCGCATTGTGTTTTACTGAGGTCAGTAAAGACCTCCACTCTTTCTAGATTTATCTTCATATTCTTATATTTTGTTAATTATATATATACTGCAACTGCCAATAATATCCATCCCAGATCAGAATATTAAACTGCCCGACATCATCAGAATAAAACTTATCTGAGGTTGTATGTATCTTGCCGCAGCAATATAGCCTTCTGCCTGAAACAACAGGATCAAAATATATCCTGCTATTACCCTGTACGACTATCAGCATCTGACCCACCATAGGAGTCTTCGGAAGTTTTACGTTCACCTCGCTGCTGTTGACCATAACCAGAATACCTACTCTATTGTTATCAATAGCAGTCTGTTCTTTCTGCGTCACAGAAGCAGTTCGAATCACATTCTGCGCGATACATCCCAGAAGGTTACCGCCAATGCTACGTATGCCAACGCCTTCGTCTGTATCAACATGTAGAGCTGCGTAAGCAGGATCATTCACAGGATTTACTGTGCTAACAGAGCTGTTCAGGTTCAATCCGTTACTTATTTTACGAACTATCATCGTGGCACTATTGACATTAGAAGTTCCTGTCTGGCCAGATGCGCGATCTCCATACATATCGCATGTCGTTTGCCAATAATTAGTAAAAGGATTTATTAACGCAGCCTTACCGACGCATACCTCTCCATAGCCATTATTAAAGTATCCACTCCAGAACGATGATTGTTCCAGTACCGTACCCATATATAGAACATCCTGATAAAAAGTACCAATACTAAGCCCTTCTTCTGTAATCCTCAGACCTCCAATAGTTCCTGAAGTTGCATTAATCGTTCCTGTAATCACGGCATCCTTTGCTGTCAGCTTACCGCCTCTAGTTATAGAAGTGGTAGCCGTGCAGCCTTCAGTACCGCCTATCCAGAACGCATAATCCGCATCATTCTTCACCCACCGGAACGAGCCAAAGATATTGTTGCCCTCCATCAGGTTGAACTGTTGGCCCTGTGCGAACTTCAGAACCGCATTCTTTCCCACGATAAGAGGACAATACATCGGACCGGCATCACTCAGTTTCACCCATAACTTATTGTTGTTAGAGTCAACTGCCGAAGGGTCGAAGGAACTGCCCGTAGCCGTATGCGTAACGTTGCATTGGTAGACAGACCAGCCATCGTTAGCATTACTATCCTCGATATATATCAGATCGAGATACTTCTGTTCCAGGGTCAGGGCAGAGTCATTGTGGTAGGTTGTCCCGCTCTTCCATCCTTCGGAATTCCGGACGATACAGCCGTTCTTACCCATCTTTCCGGCTTCGGCAAAGTTGGCTACCACAACAGGCTGGCTCCAATCGTCCTGAACAGAGTCAGTACCATGTTTTCCTGTACGAACAGACTCCCAGATGAACCGGTTTGTAGACGATACAGCCAGCCGTTTTGCCGTCCATCCTCCCTGTAGGATACCATTTATACGGTAAGGCTTAGCTGGTGCCTCTGTGTCGTTAGTGGTAGCGATATAGGCGCGCTCCATAACGATGGCTTCAGCCTGCATCGGCATCGCCTTGCTCCAGGTTATGTTGCCTACAGCATCTACGGTTCCGTCGGTACGCCATAAACTCTCAGTAAGAGCTATCATCGATTGCCAGGCAAAGAGACCATAATCGCCGTAGCTGTCTGTGCTGCCATCCTTGAAATATCCGATGAAGAAATAATATTCTCCTGCATCAGGCATGGATAATTCAGCAACAAGACTCTGACCATCGCCGCTTACTACATAGGCATGCTTCGATCTGTTGAGATATTCGCTATCTTCCTTTATCTGATTGCCCTCGCTATTGATAACCTCAGACGGCAGATAGAGACGAGAAATACATACCAGGTCCCAGTTGGCTTCAGAGTAAGACTTCAGCATCACTCTGATATAGCTATCCCGAAAATGGTTAACAACCTTAATACGACGTATGCACTTGCCGTTGCCACCAAGAGAGGAAGGAGTCTTATAGAAAGTTTTCTTCTGCTTGATACCATCTAACAGAATTTCACTTTCTTCTGTTCCCCATGCGCTAGTACTGCTGTTGTACCGGTCGATAATCTCATCTGTTGTAATCTTACCACCCAGCACGATACTCTTACCTCCCGTAGCCGGAGCCGTCTTTGTCCAGCCGCTGCCAATATCATCCTGCGCTTTATCATAGTCGGCAAGCGTTTTCGGGGTAGGAAGAACTGATGGTTCTGAAGCTGAAGACTGATAGCCTACGATGAGACCATTGCCATCCTCACCATCCTTCGCTTTATAACCTCCGCATGAAAAGGTTATAATTTCGTCTCCATCCGTAAACCATGTGATTTTCATTATCCACAGCCACGGAGTAACATCGTCAAAGGTAATTTGACTGAAGTCTTTACTGCCATGTTCTCTGAATAATGTCGGATTCTGGTTTACATCAGAACTATCTCCAGCATAATACCAGGTTTCAATGCTAGAAATGCTCTTCGGGTAACGGTTGAAGAGCTTAGGTTCAGAGAAACTGCCATCCGCTCCTACCTCTCCCGTCTTGTATGCTACATATACATACTGCTTCTCCCGAGTCGGCTCCATCGGATCATCCTGCCACCCCATAGGCTGCAAAACGCCATTCCGACGATAAGGCTGTGTAATGAAATTCGATTCAGACTGATCGGAGAGATAATAGATATACTCATATCCATCACCATCCGCTCCACAGGTGAGTATCGGAACGCTTTCCTTATCCAGTACATTTCCGGAAGCATCGTATAAAGCGAATACTACCTGACGGGCATCACTCTGCACAGATACCTCTGCACCTACCTCTATGTTGGTATCAGGAGTATCAGCAGTTCCATGCTTCAGATGATACCCTGCCGGTAATTCAGTCAGCTTATATCTCTTGTCGTCGGATGATGTTGCCCATATATCGCATGAGATACTTTCTGCGCTCATATTGCCCTGATTGTCTATAATCACGCTATCGGCAGATGGTATCAGCTCGTAGACTACCGTATCTGACGACTTCAAGATGGTAAGCTCTCGGGTATACTCGTAGCTGGCTCCGGCATATTTGCCCACAACCGTGATGTCCAGTTTCGTAACCTGGTCGAGCGTATCAGCAGTAAGATTATCTGCATCAATGGTGATTATCTTTGCCTTGCCGTCAATACTCATCGATGCCTTCAGTCCGGCAACCTTAGAGATATTGAGCGAGGATATCGCCCATGGTTCGTTATGATACATGAGGGAAACCTTAGTCTTGATAGGCAAGCCGATATACTTAGACATTTTTGTATTCCATGCTACCGATGCACTCTCATTGCTCAGATCGCACACCATGAATGGAAGGCTGTCGTGCTGGATGCGGATAGGCATCTGCACCGTTTTCGAGGTCTTACCTTCAAGGTCTACGACGATGGTCACCATCGCATCCGACATTTTACGCATAGCTGCGTAATCGAAATTGGTATCATCCGCAGTTCCGGCAACACCATCCTTGATGTTCCTGATACCCTTGATGAAAACGGTAGAGTTCTTCACCTCTACGTCGCAGTCCTCGCTTACTACATACAAGCGATAATGGCCTTCTGTCACGTCCTCGCTATTCGCATCTTCTTCGAGCAGGATATCCATACCCTTACGCACGAAGACGGCCGTAGAGATGCGGTATTGCTTGGTAGCCTTGCCCTCGTCCTGAGTATAGAGACCATTAATGACATTACCCATATCATCTACCGTGATGACACTCTGATACTGCGATAGGCTCACATCATAAGCCTTCGCCTCGTTCTTCAGGTCATCGAGTCCGGAAAGACCTTGCAGGTAGTTGATGTTGCCACCGAAGTAGATATTATCCTGTACGTAGATACCATTACCCTCCGGACGCACGATACTGCCATCCCTTTTAGTCAAAGCCAAACCACTAAGCCATCCGTATCTCGCCACACGATTCTGCGGCAGCACTTCCCAGTTGCATACACCATCCAGCACCTCGATATAGCTGTTTCCCCTCGAAGAAAAATACATGCTACTCTGGCGCTTATCATCGGTAAAGCTACCATACTGGGCAAAATCCATATAGGCGCAAGGATCCGGAGTTGCCTCCGAACGTTTACCATATTCGAATACGAACTTACCCTTCTCGCTAGTGATGATTTTCTTCACATAAAAGTAAGTAGTGAAGAAACCTTTATGCAGAACGAAATTGCAATCATCCAACGCGCCTTCGGTATTTTTATCTGAACCATGGGCGTTATCTATATCGGCATAGATACCGCGACAGATATCTCCCACCTGCAGAGATCCGTAATCGTTTCCCTCCAGATGAAGAGAGATGATGTGTTTCCCGGTATCTACACTCTCGATGGTTCCATAGCCGTTTGTATTCCATTGCTCCGCTTTGGTTACAGAGATTTCGTTGAAGACGAACTTAGGAGCAGAGATGAACTGACGGACGAACAGGCTGTTCATCTCTGCGTCACCATTATTATCGATACTTGCGCCGGAACCATAAGCTCCGGAAACGAAATTGTATGTCATGAAGGCATAGAGTTTCGCTAATCCCTCGCCAGTTATCTGGCTCTTTCCATCTCCAAGCTGCAACCCTTTCAGCAGAGTTATCACATCCTCGAAGGTAATCTTACCTTTAGCCGTATCGTCTATATCCTTGCGAATGTATCTCTGTAAGACCTCTGCTTCTTCGTCAAGTTCTCCCGCCTTGTCGGCGTACTTTGCACGATCAGCTGTATTAGCCGTATTGGCGCGCATTGCCAGATCCGCAGACTCCGCCTTCTTAGCCTTACCGGCTCTAGCAGCATAATCAGCTTCAGACACATACTCACCTCCATAGCCAGCCGCTCCGGAACTATTGCCAGTTCCGGAATTTCCTTTGGGTTTAACTATGATTTTTGTTTCTATCATACGACTTTATAATATTGTTAGAATATAATTAGAATATCTCTCTAATCGTCATCTGAGCAGTGCCGCTGGTTAGATAATAGCTGATACCTTGCACATGAAAGGTCTTGCCGATCGCAGGATGTCGATACAAATCGAATGGAGAAACATTACCGTGCTCATCCATCAGATTTTGTTCCATAACGACTCTTGGTTCATGCCATTCCTGCCAATAATCATTAACATAATGCTGTTCCGGCTTTGCCAGCTCACCGTTGCTACGATTATAAATACCCAGCAAACTCAACTCCGTAACAACATTCAGCGGTGCAGAAAGACTAATACCATTCTTTACACCAAGCGTCTTGCATTCTTCAGATGTCAAAGCGGTAGTAATTTTCATCTCGAGATCATCCTTGGTATTTACAAAATCTTCTTTCGTGTCACTCAGATATATCAGATCGTTCTCCGCGCCATCGCTGCCAACTTTTCCATGATCGCTTACAACCTTTATCTCAAGCTCTTCCAATAAGATGTCGCTCACATGGGAGAGAATCGGCTTCGTATTGCTCGACCACTTGGTATGCCGGAAGGCTGTAGGATGTCGCCGGGTAATCTCTTCCCACACACTGTTGACGGGGCCGAGGATAATGAACTTAACAGCACCATGTACCTTGTCGGTCATGCGAACCGGAATGGCGGTCCCATCCGCATCCACACTATCTGTATATCTCAGATTGTTCTGTATGGAAAACTCCGTACCAATGATTTTATCCCCAATCTTAGGGTCGAAACCAACAGAAAAACTCTGCTGATAATATTCATCGTCAGAAGAGCATTCCTCCCTGGTCTTATACTTCATCCAGACATAATCAGACAGCTGCCCGTTACCTGTCCCTGCCACCTTGTCGCTTCCTAGAAACTGCCCTGGACGTTTTTCGACTACGCATTTATCACCTATTATCAACATACACTGAATCACGCCGACCTTCGATAATTTGTCCGTACTGTCACCGAACGCACTATATTTGAATTCAAACTCCTGCGGACCTTCACCCGTAAATGGAATAAATCCGCCATCATTCTTCTTATCCATAGCGTCATCTGACACTACCTCGTCTCTCCAGCTCTTCGTTTTCCAATATCTGCGCGTGTAATAGCGGCCGTCTCCGTTATTGCGACTTGGCACAGTATTATGCCAGACATAAATCTCGTTAGGTTTACCAATTATACCAGACACCCAAGGCTTGTTTTTTAGGTCATAATAATTAGCAGTCATCCTCATTAGTGGATTCATTACCATTTTCCCTGAAATCACAATATAATTGGTTGTATTTCCGTCGCTTGGCGAGAACACACCGCCAACCTCATTGCCTACATATTCTGCGCATGGTATCGCCTCTAAGAGGTCCGAGTCATTAGGATAGAATTCGCTTTCTCCATCCTTGCCATTGCCATTTACGCTTATTACTAGATAATCGGTCATGGATATTTTTGACACGAGCGAATTGTCCTGTCCGCCACTCGTCTTCTTAACACTACCAACGGATAGCAGCATCGAGGCGCCTGGCACAGTTCCCAGATAGTTTACGGCATCCTGTTGATTTGAACCCTGGCATAAGTCCTTTACAAGATCTTTTTTCTTAGCTCCATAGAAGCGCCAGTCCTGACATTTCCTTACTTGGACATACCAATCAACCACCGAACCAGCATCATAACTAGTACCACCATGCCCCACCAGTTCGGCAAATCCATTATAAGCTCTTTTACCCTCACCATCGGAAGCATACTCTGTCATATACTTCTGCATGCCGAGAAACGCATTACACAACGCATCACTATCGAGTGGACTTTTGACGACATTCTCCATTTCTTTCACATCAGCTGTCAGCTTGAGTTGGTTGTACGTCTCCGCTACGCTAATTTGCGTATCACAGTCTGCTACGATAGATGTAGTAATATCTAATATCTTAGGATCGATGAACAAATTATCAACACCCTTGAGATTATGCCACTGGTGAGATTTACCGCTCCTGATTGTCTCCCAGGAGAACAGATAGAGACTTAATCCATCCTGTCTTATATGGAGATTGAGATATCTCAGAATCTCAGTCAATACATCCTCCTGAGTCCAGACATCATCCTCCTCATCACCCAGAAAGAGAAGCTCCGAAATACTAATATCCTGTAGTATAGAATACTGTTTATCCTTTTCCGCGGCCACATATTTGCTACCATCATAGTATAATGGCTTATCATGACCGCCGAGAATATCAATACCATCCATCACACCATTCAGTATATCCATCACGATATCATGGAAGGTACGCTGCTGCGCCTCTGCCTTTACCTTATTATATAGTACTAAAGGCGAACCGACATTCTTATATTTTGAATACTGAAGGGCTGAGAGTGCATCCACACAAGTCAGTTCTACTTCATCCTCACACTCATTATATCCCTGCGAGAAAGTCTGAGGTTCGATATATCCGGCAAATAGGCATTTTGTTCCCCGATAGATATTCACCACAGCATCCCTACATGACCCCGAGAAAAATTCTTTTATATAGTTCTTACAGAGCAAGCGGATAGAAGCCTGCGAACAGAGTAGATGGTCGAACGTATCATTCACTTGCGAGGTAATTTCCACTGGGTCATCAGAGAAGGTGATTCCACTACCATCGCCGCCTATCTCCACTTTCTCCGATCGGTCTCCTCGAATAAGAATATAAACGGAGATTTTCTCTTCTAGCCTGTTATAATAATAACCGTGTATATACATAACCTACTAATGCTTTTATAATAATGTTATAATACTATTATCTGATACGGATATTACTCCGCTTGCGATTACTTCTTGTCTCATTCGCTACAGAGCCTACAATATCTCTTCCCCGCAGGCGCAAGTTGATATCTATCGGCGTCTGGTTGTTCTCGACAAGGATACCCTGCAAGCGACTTGTAGAAGCCTTTACTCCTGGAGCAAATCCATCAGAGATTCCAGAACCAACCTGAGCAGCAGCTCCGTAGAGGGATGCGCCATTGGCGATTGCAAAAAGCCTAGCCTGCTGTGCTGCATTCAGGATCATCTCTCCCGAATTAACACGAACCAGGATATTATCACCGCTTTTCTGATTACCTCCAACAATACCACCTGTAGCAAACTTGCTTATCATACCAATAATGCTAGCCAACTGTGCTGCACCTGTAATACCGAAGGCAAGCCAGTCTATCCAGGTCTTGGTAGAGGTCATCGCTTGTGCGAAGGAAAGAACAATCTGACCTACAGCGGCCATCATCATACCAGCCTTGGCTGCCGCACTGTCGGAACCAAGTTGCTGCATGGCGCTTCCAAGCGCTGCACAGCTCTCTCCGGCTACTGCAAGTCCTTTGGCTGTAGAATTAGAGATTCCATTAATGGTATGCAGCTGCTGCTGGACGTTCTGAAAACTCGAGAGATCGATATTACCGAGAGATTGCAATTTCCCCAGATCTTCTAGTCCTTCAACTTTAATCTCTATTGGTTTTAGCTTGAGATGGTCAATTTGCCCATCTATATCCGATAATATATCTTCAGCCTTTTTCTTAACCTCGATATCAGGAACACTTTCGATACCTAGCCTTACCTTCAGCATTCCTAGCTCCCTTTGCTTTCCTTCCATGATCTTCTGAAGACTCTTGGCGGCAGCTTCATCAGCCGAAGCATTGATTTTCTTCTGCAATTCCCTAATTTCCTCCTCGTAGAAATCAATACTACCCTCTAGAGCCTTCTCCTTCACTTCTGGCTTCGTTGTAGTTGTCGCTCCGCCTTTTGTTGTATTGCCGGAAGATGATGGTGGAGGAGTCGAACTATACCCGGCAGTATGCTTGAAGCTTATTTTCTGTCCATTCTTGACGATGGACTCCATTTGCTTTTTCACATTCTGCTGCCGACGGTAAAGTGAAGTCATCTTTCTGTTAGCATCATCAAGCTGGCTAGTACCCTCGATTTCAACCCTTTGCTTAATAGGAATAATCTTGCCGTCACCAGCATCTATCTGACCTACTGTCTTGGTTTTAGTTTTATTTTTCTTGCTATATTTCTTCAGCTTCCCGTTTTCATCATATTTAATATCGTGCTGCTGCTTGATCAGGTCTGCTGCCTGGTTAGCAAGTTCCCTCAATCTAATCTCATTGATCATCTGGTTACAGTACGCCTCAGAATTTGCGGTAAGAGCCTGATACCATTGTGATACGGTCGAATAATAGCCCATGGCCTCCCCATACTTGCTATTCATCTGCTGCACCAGAGTCTTCTCCTGTTCCTTGCTACCCTTGAAATCTTTGAGCTTGGCGATATTCAGCGACATTTCACTACGTACGGATGATATCTGCTGAGCAGTTTGCTCGTGCGCCTGCTTAGCCTTCTCTTCTGCTTGCGATAGGTTATCCACACTACTTGCTGCCTGGTCATTGCTAGCAGACAGATGATTAATCACTTCTGTAAGAGCAGCAATAGCTATTCCAACACCAGCTGTTATATATAAGCTTCTAATTGCTAGTCTTAAGGTTTCAGCGCTTACAGCTGCACCTGTAAAAGCAGCAGACGCCACCTTACAGATAGGACTAAACATAGCTACAATCGCAGAAGTAACCTTAGACGTAACTCCAAGATTAGTAATAGTTCTAGTCAGAGTCCAAGCTGCATTGGTAGTAATAATCAGCTGAGACGCAAAATTTGCGTACGGCAGAGTATTACCAATACTTCCCTGTATTACGTCTGTGAATTCACCAAGTTTATTGTTCAGAAGTTGAATCTTAGCGCTTCCTGTACTACCCATGATATCAAAGGACTTGCTAACCGTTCCTGCGCTGTTTTGCATTTCAGCAGCATTACTCCTGAATTTATCTGCCAGATTACCTACCAAAGGAGTGATAGCACGAAGGCTTTCTGCACTACCGAAAAGTTTGCCGTAGATTTCCTGTTCCAACATACCGCTCGATGCAGAGAAGCGCTTTACGTCTGTACTAAGAGACTCGAGGAATTGCTGCATTCCACCAGCCGCCTTAATAGCCGCCGCATCAAACTGAATGCCCATTTGCTGGGCCATTTCGGTAGCTTCGCTCGAAGGTTTTATAAGAGCCGTAAAAATAGCTGCAAGCTGAGTACTAACCTCTGCGGTATTTCCACTTACGCCGGTAAGTGTAGCAAATGAAGCCATCAGCTCATCTATCGACACTCCTAACGTCGAAGCTTGAGCCGTAACACGCGGCAAGGCTTGCGCCATCTGTTCGAACGAGGTAACACCGTTCTTTGCGGTTAACTGTATCTTGTCCTGTATCTCTCCAGCATTACTCCATTCCAGTCCATAATTCTTGATAATGGTAGAAGTAACCTTTACCACTTCTCCTAGATTGGCAATACCTCCCACAGAGGCTTTTGCCGAAGAACGGAGATAATCAATCCAGTTGTCTTCCGGAACTCCATTCGAGATAACCTGATAAAGACCGCCTGCAAGTTCATCACGCGCAATCGGTATTTCCTCGGCAAGTCCTGCTACCTGTTGCTTCATTGCCGCAAATTCCTTTCCGCTCTTACCAGCCATGGTATTAGCCGCAGCCATGGCCGCTCCAAAAGTCCGGCTTTCCGCTGTAACCTGATTAAGGTCACCCACCATCTGCTGGAAGGCATCAGTAACATTTCTCCACGCCTCCGTAATCTGATTGGTATTAATAAGTTTACCCTTCAAATCTTCTGTGGCTTCATTAACACTGTTCACCACGTGTCTCAGGTTATCTACAGCAGTTGTGGCAACAACCACTCTATCTTTACCGTCTATATTGAGCCGAATGTTAAATTTTACCTCATTAGCCATTTTTGCGATATTTAATTTGGATTATTGCGTCTTTTTTATTATATTTGCAGCGTGTTTAAAATAAAACGAAAATTATGAAATACGAAGTAAAACCCAACACAACAAGAACCGCTATTGGTTTGATTTCCGTACTGAGCTTTCTGTTCGGTATGTATTTTTGCGACTTAGCCATGAGACATGGTTCGCCTTCATGGTTAGCAGAAGCCATGGTTTGGTGTCTCGCTGTCTTTTTCGTATCTCTTCTACTTTGGGGATTCATGACAATAAAAGACGACAATATCTAAGCTAATGTAATCCAGCCCTCTCCGCTGCCATTCTGTATCTTTTCATGATTTCCTCACGACTGAGCTTCTCTTTCACTTCTGGAATCTCAGTCTGCACTTCCTTATCCCAGGCAAACTGCATAATATCTCTAGCCTTGAGCTTATCCTTCGAGTAGGGTTGCAGGATGCACAGGCATTGCATTCTTACCCGTTCCCACTTGCCACGTTCCGCAGCATCTACAGCATCATGCCAAGCTTCATACGCTGCATAGTATTCAGATGGGGTGCATCGACAAAAGTCATCCATACTCATCCCCATACACCCCATAGCTATACCCAGAAGATGTTCCACATCCACCGGATCATCATTGCCCGATTCGGAATTTACTGTTCCTCCTCGCTTTTTTTTTCATTCGCTTCAGCTATTGCGGAATTCCACTTAGCCATATCTGCCGGAGACACTAAGTCGCAGAACATCGTGAAGTCAATGGAGAATTCAATGTTATCGGCTCGGCAGGCGCTCGATACGCAGCACCACATAAGCGTTAACAGTTCTTCCATATCCTCCCAGTTCATCTGACTGACATCCTTACCGACAGTGCGTTTGAACTGGAGCATCGCTCCCATAGTGAGGCGACAAGGAAACTCCTTGCCACCAACCTTAATCATGATCTTATTCATCCGTTTCAGATTCTAAAGACGTTTCACTTACGGCCGAAACCGGGGATTCTTCATTCCCGGCATCATCGGTATTCAGTCATGCAGTTGCGGTCCCCTGCAAGCCTGTGCCGATTTTTTCAACCTTACCACTATTCTCAAGCTGTACACTATACTTCGCATCCTCGCCAGCCTGTGCATCGAGATCGAGCGAAGTAATGATGTACTTACCCTTGTACTGTCCGGCAGTCTTGCCTTCACGACCATCACCCTCACGAACAGAATAAGTTGCCTCGACAGAAGCTCCTGCCAGCTGGAGATCCTTCAGCTGATCATAGGTAGGCATTTCTGCATTGCTACCCGTCAACACGACACCATCAGCGTTGATACTCTCAGAGAAGCTCTTTACAAACTTCTCCTTCCACTTGCCAGCGGAGCTTCCTTTGTTACACGCTCGCCAGTCTCCGTACTGGTTGTAATCTTACACCCGGTACTGTAACCCAATGCCTTACCCCCAACTGAAAGAATAAGATCTGTTCCGTCTAATACGTCACCCATATTTTTTTCTGATTAAATACATTAAAAACAAGCAGGTCATAATACCTGCGATAATAAAAAACAAATCCAGACAAACGCCGTTAGGAGGCTTTTTCTGCTCCGTTCTAGCATTGTTGCTGTACGACATTTCCATCTGCCTGCTAAGCAGACTTACCTGGTTTCGTAAGGAGTCTCGCTCACTCTCATACCGAAGGCACAGCTGCTGCAAGCTGTCACACGATGCCTCTACGATGATCGTTGGCATTTCACCACCGTCATTCGGCTTTACGTACGCCTTCACGCTAGCACGGCCATGCTTGCCGTTATAGCTTGCGCCCTGCGGCAGAGAGAGAAGATTATTCATCGGAATGCTCAACCGAACCGTGTCGCTCGCTATCGGCTGGGACCACATCGCCATTGTCTTCACCTGGCTTACCATCTGACTCAGACTTTGGCTTGCACTGTCGGCGCTTTGTACGCTTTGCACCAGGTTCTGTTCCTTCCTGGTCGTCTTCGTCGTGGCGCAGCTCACCACTGACAGGGCAGCTAGCGCGATGAGGACAAAGCTGAATAGCCTCAATAGCCCGCGTGAGCCTATTAAGTGCATAGCGGGTGCGGGCGTTCTCCTTGTTGAGTTCCTCGATAGCCTTTGCATTATCTTCTGCTGCATCATTCAGTTCTTTTTGTTTTGCCAGGAGTTCCTTGCTCACGTCGCCATACATCTCCTTGAAGGTGTCATGTATGCGCTTCGCCTGCTCAGCCTCCTTCACTTTTCGATTGGCTATCCAGGCGATGGCAGTACCAATGCCGCCCGGTAGGATAGCCCACTGCAGTATGTTTAGTATGATGTCTGTCATCGCCTTTCAAACCTTTCTTAACCTAATAAACTATCAACTATTACTGAAAAAATCTACACTTGCCTGATACCTAACGAGCGAAGCCATTCCTGGACATCAAAAGACGGGCAGGCTTTCTTTGAATTCAACTCGTTATGTCCAACAATACGGATCTGAGGGAAGCGGCTATGGAAGTTTCTCACATAATCGGCAAGAGCCTTCTTTTGCTCTAGGGTGCGAGTATCTAGCGGCTTACCGTCGTGCTTACTCACACCTCCTGCATAGACAACATGCCGGCTCACGGCATTATAGCCAGCAGCACCATTGGTAATCTCCCATGGATCCACCTCAGCATCCTCGTTATTATCTACCAGGCGTTCTATGCTGCCATCCAGATGCACAAGATCAGTATAGCCACCTGCTCCATCCTCTGCCGCCCTTGGCTGGAGGGTCGCAGTGCCAGTGCCGGATGTCGGCGGCTGTCACCTCCCGACCTTCCGGCGTGGCAGTGCAGTGGATTACCAGATATTTCATTTTTGCCATCGGTTAACCTGCGTTATAGCCTGAACGGATTACGCCGCCAGCGTCTTCCTTCATAGGCAGACAGATGAAATAATGACGGTATGAGATGAGATTGCGCTGCTGCTGTGGATCGTTCTCCGCGGCGCTATAATACATCTTGGTGCTACCTGTAGCCTTGAACACACGAGGCACGTAGAATGCGAATGAGCATTGGAACTCGCCAGCCTTAGGCACTGCACCCAGCGCATTTTTATTGCCTGTGGTGCTATAGGTAGGATTGGCGCCGAACTCGTAGATATCGAAACTGTACAGCTTACCGACCTTGCCGTCATTGCGGTCAACGTTGTACTGCTCCTTGAAAGTCTGCTCCGTCTCGAGCAGGTCGTTCACGTGATCAGTACAGAGCACAAGTCGGCGGTTGGTTGGAGGAACACCCAGTTCATCAAGCTTTCGCTTCAGGTTCACCAGATCGTTCATACAGAGCTTAACTCGCTTGGTCACAGGATCCACGGCGCCAGACGTTACCAATACAGGAGTCTTGGCGGTGTTCTCATTGGCACAGAGCGCATGGGCACCTTGGCATACTTGGTGTCATTGATTGCGTTGGCGCAACTCTCCTTGACACGAGCCATCTTGGGGTAACTCAGGGCATACAATTCGTCGTCGGTAACAGGAACAACCTTTGTCTGGAATTTATCGAGAGAGAAGGTCTTGTCTCCATCCTCGAGTTCCTGGACTTCGATAGGATATGTATTGTTATTAACCAGCACCTGAGGGTCCGCACCGACATCCACCATATGAATTACATCATTATCCACGACAGAACTCTGGTCTGGCACGCCTACAAGCCAAGAAGCATCCAGATAGGCACGCAGAGCCCTGATAAGCTCTCCAGTCCATACTTCTTTAAGAACGCCTGCGTAAGCAGAACCCTTTGGCATAAACGTTCCTGCTGCGATAGCAACAAGGGAGGCAACAGCTGCACCCCAGAATGGATTATATCCCAACAAGAGTGCAATGGGAGCACCCATAATTGCATTGAACAACAATGCGGAAAACACTTTAATCAACTTATTCATAATTATAAAATATTTTTATGTTACCTTGAAATTAAGCTGGTTCGAATCCGTACTCAGCCTTGTAGAGGCGAACGAACTCATCAGGATGATTGTCGTGCAGATCCATCATTTTGCCGGATGGAACGGCACTCAGCTTCTCGTACTTGGAGAAGTCTGTTTCCTCTGCCACGATTTGGCCAGTATCGGTACTGTGCAACTGTGCGGAGAGCTTACCCTGTGGCTGCATAGCCGACAAGGTCAACTTCAATGTGTCAATACCTACCTTTTTGCCAAGCTCGACAAAATGGTTCTTCATACCGGCATCGATACGCTTCTCACTTACGGCCTGATCCACGGCGGCTGTAATACCGGCAAGAGCAAGCGCCTCCTGCGCCGCCTTCAACTCGTCAACCTGCTTCTGGAGTGCTGCTGCACCCTCGGCCTTCAACTTCAACTCACTAACCTTCTGCAAGACGGTAGCTTCGTCAGCTGTTTCGCTAAGCCCCAGCTGAAGGGCTAAAGTTTTCAATTCCATTTCTACTTCTTTTTTAAGAGGATTAATATTACTATTTAACAAAGGCAGGAAAGCACTTCCGTTCTCTTCGCCTTTCATCAACGGCAACTGTTCTCCATCCGGAGAGTATAACACGATGGCGTTATCATTTCCACCGATATCAACGGCACTCACCTCGAAGAGGCGGCTCTTGGTAATTGTCTGCGCAGTCTGTCCTTCCAGCACAAGACTCTTATCATCGGAAGTCTCCAGGATCTGCAAGTTGGCGCTTACCATGCGCATCGACCCGAACTCATACTGTTTCTTCAGCCGCTGGCTCAGCTCAGTGGCTCCGTCAAACTCGATTTCTCCAGTCAGCTCTCCGTTTTCCACCTTCAGGTTCTTCACCAGCCCGACTACACCTTGACTGCGGTCATGCATATACAGTAATACAGGATTGCGCTCGTACTGTGTCAGGTCAATACCTGATGTAATGATGCGCGTACCATAGCAGTTCACGCTCTCATCGCTAATTCTAACTTTCTTTCCCATTTGCGATTCGTTTTTGAATTTCGACTGCAATATTACGAACTTTCCACGAACCCTCCAAAAAACGCTGCAATCGCTTCATAAAGGTATGCAATCATTTCATACTTTTTTGGCAGACTCCCTAAAAAATGCCAATTTTGCAGTGGGTTTCAACATAGCCCGCTATTTTATTCACATTAAAACACTGTTATAACATGACAAAAGCAGAATTAGAAAAGAAGAAAAAGCTCGCCAGAACATTATATATGGCAGGCAAGGATCAGAACGAGATAGCAGACCAGATAGACATCTCCCGTCAGACTCTCTCTAAATGGGCCAACCAGGAAGGATGGAAGGAGCAGCGGGCTGCCACAAGCGTGACCCGCCCGGAGCTGGTAAACAAGCTGCTCCATAGCATCGACACCCTCATTACCGATGTCAATGCTTCCGGTGACGCTGCGAAGATTGCCGGACTGGGTGACAAGCTGGCTAAAATGTCAGCCGTTATAGAGAAGCTTGACAAAAAGGCTAGCGTAGTAGATGCCATCGAGGTATTCATGGCATTCAGCAAATGGATGCAGTTCCGGGCGCAGAACGACCCGAATATCACACTGGAACTCCTCAAGACATTTAATTATTACCAGGATCTCTTCATCTCCGACAAGATGCAGAAAGGTTTTTCCTGCGATCTTTAATACATATATATAATGGCAACACTAGCAGAAAAGAAAAAGGCCATAGAGGAATGGAAGGAGCACTGCAAGCAGATTGCGGCGCTCACAGATACATCGCTCATGGCTCCAGAAGGCAAGAGCGAGAAGGAAGCTCGCATCCACAGGCTACAGCAGAACTATGCTGCTTTCTGCGAGTATTACTTTCCTCACTTCCTGCAACTCAAGGACAAGACTACCGGAAAGGTGATCCGTACCATCCATAATGCGCCATTCCACAACCAGGCGGCAAGCAAGGTCAAGCGCACCGCTAACCTGAAGGCTGTATTCATGTGGCCGCGCGGTCATGCCAAGAGTACCCACATGGATGTATTCACACCCTTGTGGCTCATGTTCCAGCCGCTACGCCTGATAAACTTTATGGTGGTAGTCGGCAAGAGTGAAGATGCCGCCTGCCGCCTCCTTGGTGACATCCAGGCAGAACTGGAGTACAACGACCGCCTCAAGCGTGACTTCGGAGAACAGAAGCCTGCCGGAGGAGACTGGACCGACGGAGAATTCAAGGCGAACTGCGGTGTCAAGTTCCTGGCATGCGGTCGCGGTCAGAGCCCTCGAGGTCTCCGTGACAGGGAAGCCCGCCCTGATTACATCGTCATCGATGACCTTGATGATGATGAACTCTGCAAGAACGAAAAACGAGTTCGTGAACTTACATCCTGGGTAAAGTCTGCCCTCTTCGGTTCTCTCGATGTAGCCGCGGCCGTTTCATCATGGTCGGCAACCTGATTTCCAAGAACTCCGTACTCTATAACATCGCCAATACCAAAGGTGTTTTCTTGAGTAAGGTGTATGCCGTAGATAAGAACGGAGAACCGACATGGAAGGAGAAATGGACACGGGAGGAGGTAGATGCTTACCGGGAATTCGTTGGTTACAGGGATTGGAATAAGGAGATGATGCATAACCCTATCATCGACGGTTCTATCTTCCGTCACGAATGGATCAAGTACAAGCGTATGCCTAAGCTCACCAGGTATGATGCCCTGGTCTGCTATACGGACCCATCCTGGAAATCCACGACAGCCAACGACTACAAGGCATGCAGGCTCTGGGGTAAGCTGGGCAGCGAACTTCACCTGATAGACTGCTTCGTGCGCCAGGCCACCACCGGAGAGATGGTAAGGTGGCAATATAACCTCTATGAAAGGGCCATGGAGCAGGGAACCAGTATCCAGTTTTATATGGAAGCAAACCTGATGCAGGATACGGCTCTCGACGAATTCTACAAAGAGGGAGAGCTTCGGGGTTATCAGCTTCCGATATCTGCTGATAACCGGAAAAGCCCGATAAGCTACAACGTATCGAGAGTGTCGCCCCTTTATGGGAACGAGGCCTGGTATTCTATAACGAGAGTCTTAAAGACTCTGAGGATATGCAGGTAGGTATCGAGCAGACATTAGCCCTGGAACACGGAAGCAGAGCACACGACGACGCTCCTGATGCTGACGAAGGAGCCATCTTTATCCTTCAGCGACAAGGGCGTATTGGTGATTTCGAGCCACGCATAGGCAAGCGGAGACCTCCTAAAAATGATTGGTAATTAAAAAGTATTTTTATATGTTTATTACTCAAGAAGATTTCAAGGTGGTGGCTTCTGAAGCCGCACTCAAGGTCATCACCCAGGCAGACGACGCTAACGCCGACAATGCCATTCAGGAAGCGGTGGAAGAGATAGCAGGCTATCTCCGTCCTAAATATGACTGCGACAAGGTCTTCTCCGCCATAGGAAATGACCGCAACCGACAGATAGTGATGTATGCAGCGGATATTGCTCTCTATAATATGATTGCAGCACAACCGCAGAGAATGGGCAGCGATGTGCGCAAGGAACGCTACGAGCGTGCCATCAAGTGGCTAGAAGGGGTTGCGGCTGGAAAAATAGTTCCGGACCTGCCTGTAGCCACAGACGAGGCTACAGGTGAGGCTAACACTAATGGCGTTAAGTGGGGAAACGGACCAAACCGTCACTCCTGGTAATCCGTATTCAAGTTTAATATTCAAAAATAAAGCAAGATGAATCTATTTGACAAGACATTACAGGGCATCTACGACATCCGGCGCGCCGTCAAGGGTGAGCCACGGCTACTGCATACCAAGTTCGGCGACATCATCCTCGCCGACAAGACAACCCGCAGAAATGCCCAGCATATCATATCCAAGCTTCAGCGCACCACCGAAGCTCTTACCAAGAGTGATATCCAGAAATGGCGCAAGGCTTGGCAGCAGGCTATCAGCATAGAGAGTCCAAACAGACAGATGCTCTACGATATCTACAGAGATACCGCCACGGATGCCCATGTTACCGGATGTATTGGCCAGCGCACAGGCTTCGTCCTTTCCAAGTCTTTTAACATCGAAGACAAAAGCGGCAAGCCTTGTGATGAACTCAAGCATTATTTCGACCAGGAATGGTTCTACGAACTCTGCCGCCTCATTCTTGATTCTATCTATTACGGGCATTCCCTGATAGAACTGGGAGATATCAGGAAGGATGGAGACGGATGTCCCTGCTACTCGGAAGTAAAGCTTATCGACCGTAAATTCGTAATTCCGGAACATCATCGTGTAGTTACAGACCTCGGACAGGATTGGACTACGGGAATAGACTATAGGGAGCCGGAATGGTACAACAACCTTATCGAGGCAGGAAAGCCCGACGACCTCGGTCTCTATCTCAAGGCTGCACTCCACGCCATCCCGAAAAAGAACGTTCTCGCAGCATGGGATGTCTTCAGCGAGGTTTTCGGAATGCCTATGCGAGTAGCCAAGACTGCTTCCAGAGATAAGGCAGACCAGCAGCGCATCGAAGAAATGCTCAAGGGCATGGATATCGCTCCATGGGCATTATTCCCCGAAGGAACGGATATTCAAATCATCGAAAGCACCAAGAGCGATGCGTTCAACGTCTATGACAAGCGTGTGGATCGTTCCAACAGCGAAATCTCCAAGCTTATCATCGGGCAGACAATGACTATCGAGGATGGCAGTTCCCTGTCTCAAAGCCAGACTCACCTCAAGGTATTCGAGAACCTAGTGGAGAGCGATGCGAAGATGTTGGCAAGCATTATCAATAACCAACTTATCCCTCGCATGATCCGTCACGGATATCCGCTTAAAGGCTATCATTTTTCATGGGATGAAAGCGTTGATTATACACCGGAACAGCAGATGGAATACGAGAAAATGATCTCTGACCGTTACGAAGTGGATCCTAAGTATTTCGCAGACAAATACAACATGCCTGTAGGAGAACGCATACAGCAGCCTGGACTGCAACTCTCCAGACCTTTTTTCGACTAAGCCCCGATGACTACAAGGGGCTGCACAGCCGATACGAAGCCATCATTGGCAAAATGAATATCCAACTCACATCAGCCGACGAGAAAAAACTGAGATACCAGGAAATATCCTCCAGTTTCGACAAGCTGATGAAAGCGCTCTTCCGTCAACACGGCGCACATCTGGATATCAATATTCTGTCAAGCAACGAGGCCATGGATTTTATTCAGGAACACACCGATATCCTGGATTCCAGTTTCGAGAAGGTGGAAATGACCGAAAAGATGCGAGAGCGGTTAACCCGCTCCAACTATATCTTCTCCGGCATGAAAACCTTCCACGAGCTTAACGAGGCATTCCCTAGCTTGCTTGATGAGAATGGAGATAGAAAGCCGTTCGAACGTTTTTTGAATGATGTACGGAAGATTAACGAGACCTACAACAGGAACTACCTTCGGGCAGAATACGGTTTCGTGCAGTCTTCTGCTACCATGGCCGCCAAATGGGAACGCTTTGCCGAGGATGGTGACGAATACTATCTCCAGTATAGAACTGCCCATGATGACAAGGTGCGACCGGAGCATGCTGCTCTCGACAGAGTAACACTACCGATGAGTGACCCTTTCTGGGAGAGCTACTACCCTCCAAATGGATGGAACTGCCGCTGTACGGTGGTCCAGGTTCTCAAATGGAAGTATGATGCCACGCCTCATGGTGAAGCGATGGACAGAGGAAAAGAAGCCTTAGACGGAGAGCGCTTTAATATTTTCCGGTTCAATAGCGGAAAGCAGGGCAAGGCGGTTCCTGACTACAATCCTTACACCATCAAGAAGTGTAATAGCTGTAGCCTGGCTAAAGGAGACCCAAACGCCTCTCTCCCTAAAAATGAACTTTGTTCTGCTTGTAAGATTATCAGAACACAAAAGAAATAAAACGCAAAATGGCGGATGTCATCACGACACCCGCCATTTTTTAGTTCTAACTATTATTATCAATACTAGATTGCTCGTTTTCGCATATAAGCGCCTAAAAACATAATAAAAAAATAAATTAACAACATAAATTCCTATAACTTACAGAACCTAATATAATAGTACATATGAATTAAAAGAAATTTATCTCGCCGTGCTCCAGGACTTGAGATACTTTACCCTGAAAACATCAATGTTCTCGTACAACTCTTCATGGCTCCCATTGGATAGAGTCTGCTTAGGATAATACCCATCAAACGATTTGCTTCTAATACCTTCCAGCGCCTGCCAGATTTTGTCAGTCAACTGCCAAGCCTCTATAGGCGCATTTTCGCTCCAGTCTATCACCGTATGCAGTTTGATATCCCCGTTACCTCGGAGAGCGCCCTGTATCGTTGTCCAGTCTATCACTCCCAACTCTATGAATACTGCCGGGCGTTGCCACGGCTCGTCCTGATCTGCATAAACTACGTTCTCATTCCACAAATCCACATGTTTCACCTCGGGAATATTTTTCAGCTGCTCCACGAGTGCAGCGTATAATTCTTGTCTTGGATCCATATCTTGTTTATTTAAATTTGAAGTCGTTCTCAAAATAAGAAGTAAGGTTGTCTTCTATAATGCGCCTCACGTCTTCCTCCACCTCGGGGCTCATGCCCAGGAATTGACGTTTAGGAATCTTGATAACCTTTCCTTCCTTCATCAGAGCCATCGCTTTCCAGAACTCAGCTTCCGTTCCAAGCTGTCGGTTCTTCTTATTGTTGCGAAGCTCGCCGTTTTTCTTTCTGCCAAAACCGCCTTGTGCTTCATTATATTTAGCCCAGAAGTATCTTTTCATCCTGGCAGTAACCTTTATTTCTCCTCCTTCATTATGGATGGCAGCATAAGGAAGATCGCTATAGAAAGTAATGCTGCTTTCATCGCTTCTACTGCTGATGCTTTTTCTCAGCGCTCCAGTATCAACGAGAACATGACCACCGGGGCGAAGCGGGCTCCTTCTTCTCGCCCAGGCTTTGGTAAAGAAAGCCTGTCTCTCAAAGTTCTGATCAAACTCATCACCGATGCCGATTCTAATATCCTTCAGAATGCGGCCTATTACCGTCTTCAGTTCTTTCTCTGTTGCCATAGCCGTCGTTATCTATGAAATTCAGGAACAGCTCCTCTTGCTGAGGAATCTTATTGTGAGGGTCGGCGCTCGCATTCAGGATATTGTAGAACTGACGTTCCGAGATAGCATACACCGGGTACACGTAGCGCCGCCAGATCTCCCTGTTGGGGACTCCCAGCTTGGCGTAGCGATCAAAGATACGGTTAATCTCCGTCACCCGCTTCTGATAACTCAATCCGCGGTTATTCCTGCATTTTCCATTCCTCATCGAGGGCTGTTCCTTTCTTTCAATTTAAAACATTATAACAATAAATAATCTAACTTTAGATACGACAGAAGCTTGGTTCTATGCGACGCCAGACACCCGTCTTCTTATCTCGCTTCCAGAAGTAATAGTTGGTTGCATTCTTCTGCACTACATTGCTCTCCTGGAAGAGTTTCATAATTTCCGAGTACTCCGGATCATTAAACTTATCCTCCAGCTCGTAGAGCTTGGAGATACTCTTGTAATCGAGATCTCCTGCCTGGTTGCGTTCCAGCAGCGTCATTGCCAGCTGATACATCGGATCATCGGTTCCCTTCTCGCTCTTCTTCATATAGTCCTTCAGAAAAGCTACCAGGCGCTCCGCTGCGAGGTCAGCACGCTCATCAAATCCCTTCACGCTGTTGCAGCTGATCTGCAAGCGAAAATCATCACTAGTGATTGTGTAGTTCTTCTGCTCATCGGTTTTCACCTGACCATACTCTCGCATCAGCTTGATAAAGGCGGAAGACTCATCTCTTAGCCATACCTTAAAACCCTTGACGTCTGCGGTAACGTTAACAAGCATACCTTCCACCTTGTGCATAAACTCGCCTCGCAAGCCCTCGTAGGCATCACGCTTGTTGATGCGCTCGTTTTTTGCTTCGGCATTCAACTGAGCAAGAAGAAATGCCTTCTGCTCTTCTGACAGCTGACTAATGTCAACTGGGGAGCTGCCCTGCTTTGCAGCCGCCTGCTCCTGTTTGTTCTTTTCCTGTTCCATTTTCAATAAATATTAATTTTATATGATTGGTATTAATACCTTCCTGCTGTTTCAGTCCTCCCTTTCGCTTGATGGCTCTCAGCTTCACGCTCAGCTGCTCCAGTTCCGAATGGTGATCAGGGCAAAATCCTTACCCGCAATCCTCGGATGACGGCAGAACTCGTTGATGCGGTTCCAGTCCTTGGTGTCAATCCCGAGTTCCTGCATCAGGTGCAGGCAGATGCTTCGCCAGTGCTTGCGCTGGTCACCATAACCAAGCATGTTCTCCAATGCCTTGCAGCATTCCTTATACTCCCGCGCCTCATCTCATGAAGATGTATTGTGCGCCCATTCGTGTATTGGCTCACGATAGCCGCCTTAGCCTCTTCGTCATCGCCGTGCTTTGGCAACTTATTAAACGAGGCGTAGAAACGATGGTAGTTTGCAATCGGTCGTGCCATAAACTTCCCTCCTTGTTAATCTGCAATCGATAGATCATAAGCCGAGACTCAGCTTATAGTCCTGATAATGCTCTCGCGCTTCATGCAGGGCGTTAGGCAACGCTTGCGCAACCTCTATCTCCTTCAATATCGGAATATCATCCAGGCAGAGATATAGCCCGCTTTCAAACTCCCTTACCTGTAATCGGTGCATCGCCTCACGTCTTACTTCCTTCTCACGCTTCAGCACCTGCTGGCGATGATACTCCTCAGTGGTCTTTTTCCACCATTTCTTAATCGAATAAATAATCTTTTTCATGTTCTAATGAATTGTTTATTGGTTTATAATTCTGTCGCAGAAGCGCCTTCTATACGCTATCGAGCAGATAATCATCACTGTCCAGATATTCATTCCTCAGTGCATCTGCATTCATATCGCAGAGCTTGGAAGCAAGCTCGTCATACATCATTGCCTGGTCAGGATAACTGAAATCCTTAGTCTTTTTCTTGATGTAGGCGATGATATCTTCTACTGTTTCATCCATGTTTCTTCGGCTTTTTGTAAGTTACATTTTGATACCCATGCCATTTAATGATTCTCGTTGCCCACATCAGACTCTTGGTTGTAACGACATAGCTACCGGGAGTCTTTGTTGATCTGCGCACGCTCAAATCGCAGGTGTAGTTACATTCCATCCAGTCATCCAATACCGAGCTGCATTGTTCCTTGCTCAGCAGCAGGTAGATGATGTCACCTTTCTCGTAATCCCCGAGACAATCATTCACTTCACTCATAAGCTTTCAAATTATAGATTATTGCTTGCCTGAATAAGTCCGTCCTCCCATACCTTAAAGGTGGCTCCGGCTTCTCCTATGAATCGACCCTGGCAGACAGCCTCATAGCCGACGACTCTTACTTTCACGCCCGCCATGTATTTTAGCCTGACGGCAGGCTTGCCCAGTGGCTGACTCTTCGCCTCCTGCGAGATGAAGATGAAACTCTTCTTCGGGAACTCTTCCACCAGGGCTTCCACCTGTGCATATTCCCAATGTGAGTACTGGAACGAATCCACGATAATAAACTTAGGACCCCTGCGCTGCTTGAGCATCTTTTTCAGGTTCTCCAGATCTGAATCGATGCAGACTCTGAATCTGCCCTGTTCTTCCTCCATGTGGAAACGCTGGATGCGTTCCTTGAAACTCATGCTTACCTTCTCTTCGAAGGAGCAGTAGAGTACTATTCCGTATTCACAGAGCTTCTTGGTGAGCTGCATCACGAACGAACTCTTGCCGCCAGCCGACGGACCCGAGATAAACCAGGTGTCATACATATCCGGCTGGCCGAAGCACCGTTCCCACTCTCCACCCCAGGGAATAGGCTTATAAGTCATCTTCAGTATCTCCCTGGGGCTGTATGCCCGCTTAACCATGACTGGCCTCCCCGGAAGCTTCAGCAGCGTTCTCTGCTGCTATCTTGAGCTTCTCTATCTCGGTATATACTCGTCTCAGCCCGCCCTGCGTCTTTCTTACGATGGTAGGAATATCTGCATCGGCTGGAGCATTCACCTTCGCCACGATGGAGGCTTGCTTCATCAGAAACTTCTCGCGCTCCTTGCCGTCATCAGGAGTCACCTTGGAGAATCTACCTCCGTAGCGGCTCAGCATCTCGGTATATCCCACTTTCTTGCAGTCGATGCTGCGGTTTATCTTCTCCTTCAGACCATCGGCGCCCATCATATACCATCCACAGCAATGCTCCGTAGCGTTCCACAGCGCCTTCAGCTCCAGGAAGGCTTCATACTGCAAGTCTCCTGCCTCATCGAGGATGATAAGCGGGTTATTCAGTGTGCGGAGATAATATACCAGGTCTTCATACACATCGCTGTAGGTTCCCTTGTTGTCAGTACCAAACTCGGTGGCTATCTTACGGATCAGTCTGCGCTTGGTCTTCACCTGTGAACAGTCGATATAAACGGCATTCTCGTGGCAGCCGATGTAGTATTTGGCAGAGTAGGTCTTGCCGATGTTCGGCTCATCACAGAGAATCATGCTCAGAGAGGAGAGCTGTGCAAGCTCCAGCTGCTTCTGGATGAATAGGAAAGTGAAGGTGTTGGCAGGCTTCCATTCTATCTCGTGACGGAGGTTTACACCCAGGCGACGGGCGATGCGTACCCAGTTGGCATCAGAAAGAGCCTTGTCCAAGGCGCCTGCTTCACCATGCTGTACACCGAAGTGGATATTCCGAGGGATGTAGCGTGCTTGGCATCCGAAGGATAATTGGCGCGGTTCTGTGCAATCGCAGCCAGAATCTTTTTCTTTTGTTCTGTTGTAATCATAATCGTTTATTGTTATAAGTTTATTCTAAGTCGATTCTTACACCTGGTCGAACGCCATCGCTATCGCCAATGCATTCTCGTCTTCTTCGGATATTGAAGATGTACCTTGTAGTACTTTACCAGCTGTCTGTACTCCGAAATCGCTATCGGGAATATCGGATGTATAAATATCCATCCCAGTCGGCTTCGCAGCGAGCTCTTCAATCTCTTTCTGTTGTTCTTCTTCATAATCCTTACTATTGTGTATTCCCAACCTAGGAACCAGGTTCCTGTTGGTGTAGTTCATAAATTCCTTGACCTTCTTTTGCTGATGGTAGAACTTCTTCTTGTCCTCCTCGGTCTGTTCTGCCATCACTCTGTTGTAGGTTTCCACTCGCTCTACCTGATCGATATATCGGTCGCCCTGGAAGATGAACACATCCTGCGGCTTTCCGTCCTCATCCGGCAGGTAGTAAGCGGTAACCTTGTAATTATTGGGAGCCAGGCGCTCCAGTACGTCCGGCTTGCTCAGCCACCAGTCTTCATAGGCCACTCTTACCGTAGAATTGCGTCTTACAGAGGTCTCAACCTTCTCGCCGATGTATCGGGCAAGGGTGATGGCGTCAAACGGGCGCAGGTTCGGATTGATATGCTCCATCAGAACATCCCATCTTGTCATACCAGGGTATTTCTTCTGATTAGGGTGAAGCGTATGGTTCCATTCGTAGTTGTCACGGCGGTCATCCGCCACAAGCTCATTGAATGAGTAGTACTGCTTGTCTTCCCAAGTATCATTACCCGCATCGCTTATCTTCTTGGATTCCACTCTATATTTCCACTTGCCATAGAATCGGCCGATACCTACATGGTTGCGGTGGATGATACGGCGCTTCTTGGCTCCGTTAAGGCTCTCTGCCTGCTTCTCCTGTGAATTAAGAGGCGCACAGTAGCGTACATAGCTGAATACCGTTCCTTCCTGGAGCAAAGTGTACTTATATTCAGACATCAGGTGGTTCTCCACCTCAATACCTGCCGGAATGCCCCAGCCATGCTTGGCTATCAGCCTGAACATCTCTCTGAAGCATTCCTTCACCAGGTTCTGGTCCTTGTCCCTGGAATAGCTGGCGCCCAGTACGCATTGGCTCACAGAGTCATAGGCATAATAGGCTTTCACCCTCAGTTTCGTGTCCTTCAGCTTACGGGTCAGATCCACGTCATCCATGGTTATCTGGCTCAGTGAGTATTCTCCGGCATGACGGTGCATGTGCGGCATACTCTCGTGCATGAAGGCGCTCCAGCTCAGCTGACTCTTATCCCAGATAAGCCTGTTCTTCGGCTTATTCAGGATGTTTCTGATGGTACTGTCGCTCAAACTCTTCGGATTCCCATCCTTGTCACAGAAATCTTCCGGGTCGAACAGCTCTCCAGTCTGAACATCATAAACATCAAGCTCGCCGCATACGAAGGAGTCATACAAATCCTTCACCTGGGAGTTGAGAGGCTTGTTAGGAAGGCATTGCAGGCCGATGACCAGCTTCTCCGTCTTCACGTCAACCTTTCTGGTGTTCTGGTTGCCGAACTTGCCACTGATCAGTACGCCGTAGCCGCCAGCCTTATACTCATTTACCTTCTTCCTGAATCTCAGTGTCGATTCGGGTAGGGTATGATGATAGGTTTCCTTCAATACCTTGATGGTACTTGCCATCATTTCCCAGTCGTAGCGTTCGCCCATCAGCTTGCGGTAGGCAGAGGCTCGTTCGTAGAGCTTGATGCAGGTATTGAGCACTGAGGCATTCACCACATACTCCTGGATCTTCTCTGCCGACAGGTCCAAGCCCGTCTGCTGTCTGCTCTGGAAGTAGCACATGGCGTGCTGATCTACCTCATAATTGGAAGTTATCCATCCTCGCAGCCTTACTTCGGGACCTCCGGGGAACTCTACTTCCACCGCCTTGCGGTATTTGGTAGGCAAGCTATCTACGGCAATGAGAGCCGTGCAGCCGCTTGCGCCACCGCCTCGACGTACCACGTTAATGCGGTTTCTTGCAGCCATCGCCTTATAATTGGATTGGGTTATGATGCCAGTCTCAATAAGCTCCGGTGCAGATATGCAAAGTGTATTGCCGTAATATTCCATAACTATAACCTTTCTTTATTCTTTACTGGTGAAATAATTCCAGATTCTACCCACACAGATGCCTGCAGAGAGACATACGATGGATATAATCAGATACCGAGTAATGTCCATAACTCTATCCTCCAACTCTAAATCCACGTTCCAGACGTTCTCTCATACCAGGATTACCGATAATTTCGGCATCCTTCTGTCTCCACCTTGCTGCCATGATCTGAAGCGAAGGCATCTCGCGGACCAAGACATTGTCCGCAGATACCATTTCCTTACCCTTGAAGAAGATGGTAGCATTGCCAGTCTTCTTGTCGAACTCCAGTACCGCTCCGTTGGAGAAGTATTGTCTGAAGCTTCCTTCATGGTCGAAAAGCAAGGTATCACCCTTTTCAGCAACCACCGTCTCTACGCCACCGTTGATTTTGGCGTACTGGCGGATGCGCTTTGCCTTGTCGCTCATGCCCCGCTTAGGGTCGAAGGTGAGAGCAAGCCAGATAGCTTGGTCTGACACCTTGAAGGTCTTGCGTATTCCTTCGCGTACCTCCGTGCTTACGTCTATTGCTCTTTTCATATTCTAACAATATTATAATTTTATTCTAATGGTGGAGGAAGGCGGAGTCGAACCGCCACACATTCCAGCTACCTCCAAGTTGCCGGGAAACGTTGCCCGGCTCGTTGTTAATCCTGATTCTTTCTACCCTTTGAAAACTAAACTTATGGCAAACATTAAGTCTTTTTCGCTCAAAATGCTTATCTTTGCACCAAAATTCATGTTTCACTTAAAATATATAAAGATTATGACTACAAATGAAATGATCCTCCAGGCTCAGATCACAAGCCTGCGCCGCGTTGCCGACGTTCTTCTTCTCCATTTCTGGTCCGATGCGGAGAACAAGACTCAGCTTATCTGGTTCTCTCGCTATTTAAACTACAAATACGAGAGAGACATTCTTGCTTCTTCCGATTTCGGGCTAACCGATTCAGGACAGCAGCCTGAGCTTCTTGCTCGCCGACGTTACCACCTGCAGGTTCTGATGGATATTGCTTATCTGCAAGGTAATCTTGGAGAATTGAACATAGTTCGTCGAGTTGCTCCTCAAGACGCTGCACTCGCAAATAAAGTTTTTGAGAGCTACGATGGTTTCGACGAGTCGCTTTTCCGTGCGATTGACGAAATTGACAAATAGACTTTTTCATATTCTTTCTTTCATGTTTCACTTATTAATTATATAAATTATGGCTACATACACTGCAATTTACGAAATCGTACCGAATGCTAAGTTCTTCTCAGAGGAGTCTTTCTTGAAAGAGATCAACCCAGCAATTAACATCATTAACACTCTATCCGAATCCTTTGGAGGATGCAAGCCGAAAATCGAAATAATCAGCAAAGCTCCCTACAAAGCTCGTGTCACAATCTCTATACCAGCAGGTCAGCAAAAGATTCTTGCCATCTATCACCTCTTCGGTATTATTGGCGACTACATAGCGTATTATATGGGAGATACTTACGTTGAAGAACACCATTCGTGTAAATAACCTGATAGACTGGGAATTTATCGTAATACTCACCATCTATCTTGCGTGCCCATTCGAAAAGATTCGGGTTAAGCAGCTCGCCTGTCTCGATGTCCTTCACGTTTATTCTGCCATCAAGAAACATCTTCAGTTTTTCTGTATCAGGAAGAGTATTATCAACCCCTTCTGCCTGTGCGATGTTCTCAAGTAAACGCTTCATGCGTTTTGATGTTCTCTTGTGTGTCATGATCTTTCTTTTTATCGAGGGCGCAACCATTACCGCTGCACCCTCACGGTTAAACACTCTATTTCTTCTCAACCTTATAGCCCTTACCTCGAAGGTAAGTCGCTACATACTCATCATCACCCACATCTTTGAGCACATCGAAGAGATATCCCTTCACATAGTCTGCAACTGCGCTTGATGATGCAAGCTCGATGTTCTTGGAGATAAACTCCACTTTCTTTGTTCTGCCAAGCCATTGAAGGCCTTCTCTACATTTTCCATCATTATAACTTTTTAAGTTCATAAATTTGCCCAGCTCGCGCTTTTTTAGTATCTTTGGCGCGGTGTTTATCTTAAACACGGTGCAAAGATAAGCAATTTGCGAATAACTACCAAATTTTTTTGGAATTATTTTCGCATTTTGAATAAAATAATATCGCAATATGGATAAAAAAGGCATTTTAGAGGCATTAATTGCCCATTATACAGGTGGTAATAAGTCGCAATTTGCGAAAATGCTAGGTGTTAAGCCCCAAACGATTAACACCTGGGATTCTCGCAGTACCTTTGATATTGAGCTGATATACTCAAAGTGCGAACATGTTTCTGCAGATTGGCTCTTAACAGGCAAAGGACCAATGCTCAAGACGAGTACTTCCAGCGCCCATGAAGCACCATGCCCTGACGAAAAGGAGAGAAAAACGGAGAAAAATGGAGAAAAGCAGAGAAAATCAGAGAAAAATAGAGAATATTCTTCTCGAATTCATAAGCTGCCGGAGGGAAGCATTGAGGGTATTCCACTCATACCTACCAGCGCCATGGCGGGCGCATTCACTTCCGATATCTCCTTCATGGAGTACGAATGCGAGCACTATATCATACCAGACTTCAAGGGCGCCGACTTCCTTATCAGGGTAAAAGGAGACTCCATGCAGCCTACATACTACTCTGGCGACCTCGTGGCTTGCCAGAAGATACCGATGAACGACGTCTTCTTCCAATGGAACAAGACCTACGTCCTCGACACCAATCAGGGAGCCATCATCAAGCGAGTACTGCCGGGCAAGGATGATGAACATATCTGCATCGTCTCCGATAACACCAAGTACCCACCGTTCGAACTGGAGAAGTCATATCTCCACGCCATCGCTCTCGTTAGAGGTATCATCCGTCTGGAGTAACCCCGTTTCATACCCATCTCCAGGATGCGTATCATTTTCCCGGCTCCGGGAAGATGGTACACCCCCAAAAAGTACCCCCTAGTGTGTTCCCCCTCCCCCTGGAAGGCGCTAAAATAGGCTAAAAAGCCCCTATATACTATATATAATAAGGTGTAAGCGCCAAAAACCGAAGTCGAAAAAGGGTATGTTTCCTGCACATAAAGTGGCAAAAGTGGTAGTTTTCCTACCCAAGCTATCGTTATGCGTTTTACCCCACTTTTGTAACCCCACTTTTCTAAAAATGTAACCCCAGTTTGTAACCCCACTTGTAACCCCACTACCCAAAATCAACCATTTTGGGCACAAAAAAGGGGAGCCCGAAAGCTCCCCAAATACCCATAAATTACCCCCTAAAAGCATACAGCTTATAATATCGTTCCAACACGCCCAAAACACTCTAAAAATAGCGTTCTAAGCCCTTATTCCTCCTCGGACAATACATTACTCATCCGACCACCCGAAATAAGTGTAGATTGCTTAATTACAGCGCGTTTCGTCATTACCGTACCATTTCCGCCAAGCCCTGCATGCAGCAGATAGCTCCTGGTTGCACCAACCTCTTCAGCCGTCAATACGGTGTATATCGCCGTGATGGAGCTGAAATAGAAGTCTTTTAGTCCTTCATGCTTGCCCACCATCAGGTGAACGTGTACTACTTTTGCCATATTTCCATCGTTTTAAGTCCTACATCAGGAGCCTCGCACCGCAAAGCGCATCGCCCTCATTATCGGCTGCAAATATACCAAATAATTGTTATATGGAATAAAATTGCATCTTAATTATTCCTAAAACTCAAATTTTTCTTCGCAACAAGGCACAAAAAAAGCGGCCGTTAAGCCGCTCTAATCCTTCACCGTCTCCATCTATTCATCGCCTTGTAGGCAAGCCCTCCTGCACGCCTCAGAAGCCTCTCAGCCTCTCTGATGTAAAGCAGATGCAATCCTATGTAAACTTTCCCCTCGTTCTATGTAAACCAACCTCTCAGATAATTCAACCAAAATTCAACCAATGTAAACGTTTCGTTTTGCACCCTCATTTTCCCTTCATCTATCTAACTATCTCTATTCTAGGTTCTTCCACCATTTTCGGGCTCTCTCTTAAATATACGCTTCGTTTTGTGCCCTCTACTTGGATGTTTTTATAGAAATTCCAGAGGATAATGAAGCAAATATAGTCGTTATCGGCATTCTGAAATACATTATCTGCTAACGATAAAAGGGCAAAGGCATTACCTAACTATCAGGTAAATGCTTTTGCCCTTTTTCTATCTTTCTATTCCACCTCCTCGCACATCGCCATCTCTGCGCCGCGATAAATAACAACGAGCTGATGAAGCTTCGTTCTCTTTACAGATTCGCGCACGATGTCGCTATCGGCGTAGCGCCTTATCTGAGCAGAGGCTTCCTCGAAGAGATGGTTCAGCTGCTCATCGCTGGTGCCCGGCTTGCAATATTTCAATTCCACGATGTAGGAATCTTCCATGTCCTTATAAATGTCGCAAAGGGGCAGCAGGAAGATGTCGGCATAACCGCCGTCGTTGTCAAGTTCAGAGATTGGACGGTAGAACTTGCATTGGCTCGTCATCGCCAGGGTGAAGCCATGAACGTAAGCCTCGCCCTTCTGCTTGTCACGTTGTGAGGAGAAGCGCTTCAGGCAATCGGCTATGTAGGCAAAGTAAGGCTTGAAGGCGCCTCATAGGCAAGTTTGCTCTCCAGCTTGGTCTTGTCGTATTGCTCAAAGGTGAGGTCGTTCTCCTTGTAGGTATCCAGCAGATAGGTGTACATCTGGTCGCGCACCACCTCGTTGGGAACCACGAAGCGGGTGTTGCCCTGGTAGGTGTCGTCTATCGTTACCATGCCGAAATAGAAGAGCAGACTCAGGAAATTGTCGGGATCGTTGATGCGCTCGGCTGGGAAATTCTCCATCAGGGTTCCCGTGGTGAATCCCTTGGTCACGATATCCTGTATGATGCTGGCATCGTGGGCAAACTCCCTGTCGTGGCGGATGAGCATACGTATCTTGTCGTAGTCGATGCGGATGTTGGTTTCCACCAGCTTCTTCGGAATATCATAGTTGTTGCGGATGTAATTATCTACAAAGTAGAGCACCATCACGGAGTTGTACATGGTTGTGTTGCCGTACTTTTCTTCTGAGAAGCAATAATTGTCGTACCATGGCTTCATCACTTCTATCAGCTCATCCACGCTATGGTGGAATGGCAGCACGCTGGCGTAATAAGCCAGCATTTCACGCACTTCCTCCTCGGTGAATCCCACCATTTCGTTGAACTCTGGGGATAGGGAATAGTTGGTGCCGATGTTGAAACCGCTGGTCAGATCGTCCATTGTTACTGGACTTACTCCTGTAACGAAAACTCTGCCCAATGAATCTCCTGCGGCTCCCTTGATTGTGTCGAAGAAATGTCGTAGATATCCCTCGCCGTGAGTCTGCTCGCGGTATCGGGTTTCATGCTCCTTGTGGGCAAGAATCTGATTGGTAAAATGGTCGTACTCATCGATGAAGAGGTAAATCTTCAGGCCTGCCTTGCTGCACTGGGCGCAGAGGTAGTTCAACTGGTTGATGGCATCTTCCTGTTCGTTAAGCCCTTGTTTGGTGTCTGACGGAAGGAGGTGGGAATAAATATCTGCGAAATAATTGAATTGTGTATCGCAATAATCGTTGAGGCCTTTCTTGTAATCATCAAGTCCACCCACAACTATAGCAAAATTCAGATGCAGGATGAGGTAGCTGTTGCGTTCGGGGGTAGGATTTTCTCCGATGTAAAGTTTCCCGAAGAGGCTTTCGAACTGATCTTTCTTATTGATGTCGTAATAGTTTTCGAGCATGGAGAGGGTAAGGCTCTTGCCGAAACGGCGAGGGCGAATGAAGAAGAAATATTTGTTTGATTCTTCTATATTCTCAATGAAAGGAGTCTTGTCAACAAAGTAGCAATCTTCCTTGATAACATCCTCGAAATTCTGCATTCCGTAAGGGATGCGCTTGCGATAGATTCGCTTTTGTCTTTCTATTTTTGCCAT